TTGTAAAGGCTGCAATGATGCATTGGAATGATAACAACCTTGAACAATCAGAGATAGAAAGATTGGTTGAGGACACTTATAACGGTGGATATTGCTACAGTTGTCAAGATAAATTGATGGTTAAACATTGTAAACCAAGGTGTGTATTCTTTAAGAGGAAAGATTATCTTATAGAGGTTAAAGGTGCCGAGGAATTGCAAGGAGAGCTACATGAAAGGTTGACAACTGACTTTAGTGGTAGATGTGTAGATTTATCAGGAATGCTTGGATTGAGTGTTGATAGTAAAATATATCCTGGAGAGCTAGTTACTATATTTGGCCCTACAGGATGTAATAAAACTACATTTGCACAGAATCTGGTACTAGGATTGGACTTTGTAAAGAATGAGATTGATAAGAAATATCAAATTCCTACATTATTCCTATCTCTAGAATTATCAGATTGGTATATGCATAAAAGGCACTTACAGATAGTAAGCGATACTGATAAAGATACTGTTAATGACAACTATTCAGGTATATATGAAAAGCATGGTCATCAATTACAGCATCTATCTATACAAACAGTTTCACCTACATTAGAACAGATAAAGGGAAAAATAAGAGAGCTGCAACCTGCTGTTGTAATCGTTGACTATATTGATTTAGTAGCAACGCCTAGCAACATAAGGTCAGAATACGAACAAATAAAATATATTTCTCATAGTTTGTCTAATATGGCTGTTAATATGGATATCATTATCATACAAATATCACAAGTAGCACGGGATTATTCACGTAACGAAGTTCTAGACTTGTACGCTGGCAAAGGCTCAGGAGCAATTGAGAATGCTAGTAGAAAAGTAATTGGCTTAAAAGGACAAGCTAATTCTAAGAATAAAACTGTTCAGATGTTTAAGAATACAGATGGAGAGTTATTTTCTTGTGAATTAGAATGGACTCCAAGCTTTAGAATGAGGAGAACTGATATATGATAGAATACTTCAACCTTGGAGATGGATTTTCTATAACTTTATTTAGAAGATTCTACATACAAGGAAATAGAGCGAAAAGAAGAGTAGGGACTTATTGGTCTTTAAGTATAGGATTATTTATGCTAGAGTTTACAATAGGCTTTGCTCTTAGAAGCAAAAAAGGCTACAAGCAAACAACACCATTAACAAAGGCGTAGTGAGATATGGCTAAGATGAAACGCAAGAAATCAAAGCGTAAAAGTATCTTAGACAATTGGCAGATTAGATTTGCCAAAGTATTGAAGGCTTTTCATGGGCATATGTGGAAAAATGTATTCCACAGGCTCATGAAAAAGTCTTCTACACTAAGGTCTTCGTTACGCAAAAGAAGTAAAGAGTATGAAGTAGAGTTTAATATAACTCTTAAAGAAATAAGAGACATGCTGTTAAAGTCTTATGGAAAGAAGTGTAAGTACTGTGGATGCAAAATGACTATAAAGAATACAGTGTGTGACCATGTAATACCACTTTCTTTGGGAGGTAAATCAAACTTAAAGAACTTGCAGCTAATATGCGGCAGGTGCAATACAAGGAAAGGAACGCTAACAGATAGACAGTATGGAAAAATACTAAGTTGGTTAAAAAGACAACCAGAAATAGTAGAAAAATATGTATTAAGAAAGTTAGCAAAATCAGATAGATATTAATGAGGAATAACAATGAATACACCAAGAGTGAAAATATGCAAAGAATGCAAAAAAGTAGAAGGAGAGGTTGAGTTTTATGGGAGATACAGGTCGCTATGCAAAAAATGCCACAATAAAGAATGCAAAGAATATAGGCAAAAAAACAAGCCAAAGCTCAAGTCCCATAGAAAGCCAGGCTATTGGTGGTACTGGGACATGGAAGCAGAACCCAGAAAATTCCCTAAGAGCCTACCTGGCCTCTAAATACGGAGAAAAGAAAATGAGAAAAAACAACGATAGTAAGTTTGATATAGATTTGCAGTTTGGAGAGATATTCGAAACCAAACTTGCTAATATATTGACTAGCAAGAAAATAGAAGTAAAAACAGAAAGAGATATATGGAAATCAACAGGAAACATTGCTGTTGAACTTAGGAGTAGGAACAAGCCTAGTGGTATACAAACAACAGAATCAGATTACTGGTGCCATATATTAACAGAGAATAGCATAGTGAAGGGGATAGTGATATTGCCGACAGAAGAAATGAAAAAAAGAATAAAAGAAATAAGGGCAGAAGGGCATGGAAGGCTTGAGCAAGGAGGAGATAATAATACAAGCGTTATGTTCCTATTGCCGTTAAAGGAGCTGTTTTGATTAAACTCAAAAAATGGAAAGAAATGAATCCAATCATCTCCATGGAAGGAAACACAAGATGGTATTCAATAAAAGGAAGCGGAGATTGGGTGCCATCAGTAACATCTATTTTATCTGTTGTAGATAAAGGAGAGAACTTTCTTAAATGGGTAGCAAGTCATGCAAGTTATGATATAGCATGTCAAGTAAGGGACGCTGCCGCAGAAAGAGGAACTTTAGTTCATGACATAGCAGAAGACCTTATGAAAGGAGAGGAAGTGCTAGTAAAAGATTATGGACCAGAAGTTATCAAAAGAGTTATGTGTTTTGAAAAGTGGTGGAAAGAAACAAATCCTGAGATAATAGCAATAGAAGAAATGCTTGCTTATCCAGGTATACGCTTTGCAGGTAGATTCGACTTTATAGCCAAAATAGATAATAAGAATGTCTTGATAGACATAAAAACAGGTGGTTACTATAAAAGTCATGATTTACAGGCAAGTTGTTATAAAATACTATGGGACACTATAATGGAGCAATGTGGCTATGGTAAGGAATACTACATAGATGAGCTTAGAGGGCTATATTTGGGCGATAGATGGATTAAAGGACCTAATCCTCAATATAAGCAATTAAAGTTCTTAGCAAAGGAAGTAGAAGGTGCTGTTAATTTATGGTACTGGATGAATAGCGATGGCAGAGGAAATCCTCCAAGACCTTTTAAGAAACGAAAGTTACCTTCTTCTTTTAAATTAAGTAATCAAGAAAAGAAAAAGGAGTTAATGGATGAGCCAGAGCAATACCTTTAAAAAAGGAACAAAAGTTAAGTATGTCTATAGAGAGAACGGTGTAAAAGTAATAGAAGAAAGGCTTGCCAAGCTGGAGGAGCTAGCACATCCTCCAGTTGAATGGCAGCAAGAGATAGAAAACTTAAAGCATAAAGTATATGTGCTTATAATGAAAATGAAAGAAATGGAGGAACGTATTGATGGACTATGCGGTAATTGCAAAAATATGCCACGAGATATTAATAAGTAGTAAAGTAAAGATTGCCTTTGTAAATACAATAGCAAGATACTTTGCTGATATAGACCCTAATTTTAATAAAAAGCTATTTAAAAAAGCTTGTGATGGCAAGGAGAAGTATGAATCAGAACCTGCTAATCCTGATAAAATGAATTTATATAGGAATATGAATGCTTTAAAAGGATTAAAAGAAGCTACAGCAAATATGTCTATTGTTGTAAAAAGAACATTGGAAGAAGATGGCGACAAATAGATATAAAGAAAGAATTGCATCAAAAACAGGTAGAAGTTACTTTGCTTGTGAAATATGTGGAACAGAAAAGGTTCAAGATAGGTGGATTTATAAAGCTTTTCAACATATAGAAGACCATATACCTAAAACCACTTTCAATACTTGTAAAAAATGTGTGTATAGGGAAGAATATGGGTCTAAAAACTTTAGAAAACAAATGAAGGAGGGTTCACTTGGCTAAAAAGAAAAAAAGTCCAAATAATGAGCAATTATGGCAATCAGTACAAACAATAGCACATGAGTGTGTTTCATTAAGAGAACGTCTAACTACATTGGAAAATCTCTTTGACTTATTACTTACATATAAAGGAGATAACCAAGATTTTATAGAATTTGTTAAATCAAAAGTTGGAGGAGATAAAAATGAAACTAACGAAGTTCAGGACACTGACAAAAAAGATAATGAAGGAAGTAGTGCAAACAAGGGAGCAGGGACAGAAAGAGTACGCGCGCACGCAGAGTGATGTATTTGCTAACTTTAAAAGGGTAGCAAAAGATTTGGATAGTTCTCCAGAAAAAGTTTTGCTAACCTACTTCCTAAAGCACAAAGACGGGATAGTAAGTTGGGCGAACGGGCATACATCGCAACGAGAGGATGTCCGAGGGAGAATAAAAGATGCAATAGTCTACCTTATGTTACTTTGGGGAATGGTTGAGGAAAAAAATAATACTTGATACATGGCGGCTAAAATAACATATTCCTTCCAGGGGTTGGTACTTTATAAACAGTGCCAGCCTCAATGTCCTTACGTCTTTGACTAGCTTTTCTCTGAGCCTGTAATAAGGGCAATCCTGTAAATTTACTAATACCATTAATAGGAGCATCAATCACATTGTTTGGTCCTATTACATCCTTTGCTAATCTTCCAAATGGGAACATAGTATAAATATAATAATCAGTTAATTTCTTATAATCGTTATCAAGCATAGCTCTCAGAGCAGGTGGCCCTAGTCTCATTATAGGAGGAGTCACTACTTGTAAGGGTGCGAGACCTGTGGGCCACGCTCCGAAAAATGCTCTATCTCTTGTTTCTTCATCACCAAACATCCAATCTGCTGTATCTTGGAACCAGTTCCAAGGAGCAGGCAATGCTGTTTCAAATAAAGAATAGGCGTATGCATTAGCAAGAGCAAATACAAATAAGTCCATTTGAGCCATTCTTTTAAATCTTTCAAATTCAGGAGTGCCTTGTCTATAGCCATGAATCTTAGCATCCCTCATAACATCATTTCTAAATTTAACAGAGTTCCAACTCCAAAGCTGGAAACGAGTTAATACTTTACCTAATGCTGTTCTTGCAAACGCTGGTCTAAATGGAGCTGAATACAAGAACTGAGTAGCTTTAACACCTTTCTTAGCCATCTCAATAAGGAATGGATGCCTTGGGTCTGTAATAGCACCATTAAAGGATTCCCATGCTTGTATATAATGAGCCATAAACGCATCTCTACGCAGTGCCTTCTCAGGAACAGTTAAGAACTTAGCAGCAAAATTTCTAACTCTATCAGTTACGCCATGCTCTTTAGCTAGTGTCATAAGGTCTGTATTCTTTAAATCAGGATTTTTCTTAACCTTATTAACAACGTCTTTTATAAAATTCTGAGCATTAGCAGTACGAACCTCTTTAGACAAACCTGCTTCATAAGATATATACTCAGGAATAACTCCATGCTCTAATACAAAGGCATTTAAGTCTTCTATTGATTTCCATTCAGGATTAATCTTTCTTAGATAATCTAAATTCCTAGCGTTTCTCCATGTTCTAAATCCAACAGACTCTACAGTATGCATAGCACCACCAAATATATTAGTAACCATAGACTTAGGGTGTGCTAATAATGATGCCATTTGATATTGTGCTTCTAAATTACCCCAATGCCTCATTCTATGCATAGTTACAGGTTCGAGTCCTTCAGGTAGGTCTCTGCCGCCAACTCCTAGCTTCTTAGCTATAGAGTTAACTCTATCTAACATTTTATCATCAGCCCACCAAGCATAAGGTGTACCTTTAACTTTCATAACTGGGCTATCTAAAACATTATCAGGTATTCTTACAGGATTTCCAAGTGCATCATTTACATACAATGTAAAGTATTGCCTCCAGCCCCAAGCAAGTTCTTCTCCCCATTTCTTAGCATGTCTTTTATAAGCTTTATCAACAGTAGCCCTAGAGTAAATTTGTGATAAATGCTTAGAGTATAGATTAGCTATATTTCTAGCATAAGTTTCGGGTACAGTAGCATCAATAGAATAACCACTTGCTACTCCTGTACGTTTACGCATATTAGGGCTAACTTGATTAGCATCAAACCAATCAATACCAACTCCTTCTTGCTTTTTCTGCTTTTTAATTATAACATCAACAGCAGCATCAAAATTTTCATATACATCCATTTCATTGAAATGCCAATCACCAGTAAGAGAGTGCTGCCTTATAAGAACTTCTGCTATTTTCTTGTCTTTAGCTTCTTTACTAAGCTTAGTATCAGCTTTAATAAGTTCAATTTGCTTTTTAGCAGCCTCAATAGCTGCAGAAGGACTAGTCATCATTCTAGCCCAATACCCAGCAGATTGTCCAGTTTTATCTCCTTGGAATCCAGTTGGTTCTATTTTTCTCCTTTTTAGCCTAGAAGAAAAACTGCCCTTTTTTGCTTTGCCTGCATCTTCTAATTCTTTAGCAAAATCAACTAGCATAGAATTAGATACCATTCTAAGGCCATCTATTCCAAACTCATAAGAAACGTCTTCTCCCCTATTATAAGCATCTTCCATATACTTTAAAAACTTCTTCCAATTTATCTTTGGAACAGTAGCTTCAACATCCTGCCAAGGGTCTTTCTTATCAATAAATTGCTTTAAAGCTTCTGGAATGTTATCTTTATCAGTCAGCCCACCCTTACCCTTTATAAAGTCATACATCTTTGTAAAGAACTTAGTATAAGAATTATTTATTCTGTCTACAATTTGCTCTCCAGTAAGCTCTTCACGTTTGCCTTCAGCATTGGTAATAGTATATCTCTTATTCTTTAGCTTTTGTTCATATTTAGATTCTTTCAATATCTTGTTATAATTATCTGTAAGCTCTTTCTTTTCAGCTGGAGATACATTCTGTAAGTCAAGCTCTCTCTTCCTGACTGCTATTTGTCTTAAGGTTTCTCCTTCAGCAACATTACCAAGAAATAACATATCAGTCTTTAAGTTTCCAATCCATTCATCAGCTTGCCCAGCTGCCTGGTCTTGCATCTTAGCTACAAAGTGAGTAAGCTTAGAAAGGGTCCAGGTTGGAACAGCAACATTAGCAGTCTTCATTGTTCCTTCCTTGGTAAGAACTAATCCTTCTTTTTTGAGCCAATCTATCTCATATTTCATCATTTCTTTATTAACGCTATCTGGGAATAACCAGTAATAGCGTTTATGAATTTCAGGTGCCTTATCTCCAAATATCTTTTGGAAAAAGCTTCCTCCTCTAAGGTCTTTAAAGTAATTATTCAAGACCTTATAATCATGCAAGTTTAGAGTATTTACTTCTTTTTTTAATATACCTCCCACAATTTCAGCGAAATTATGACTTATTTTGTTATTGTAAAATTTTAAGTGTTCTTGTAATTCTGCTACTACAGATTGATATTCTTTTGGCAGGTCACTCATCTTGCCTTTGACCAAACCTCTAAGGCCTCTAGAAGGGTCAATCTCAAGTAAGTGGTCAATGTTCTTTTGATGTTGCAGTTCTACAATATGCTTATCTACAACATCTTCAAGCAACTTGTCAATATTTCTCTCCCTTAAAGGTAGAGGTTCATTTACTAGCTTTTCTACATATTTATCTAAGTTATTAAGCTTTATCTCTATTTCATTTGCTAATATCTTTTTAATCTCAGGTTTAGAGCCTTTACCAAAATCAAATGAAAGTTGCTCTACTTCCATTTCTTTTTTAATTTGCTTTTTAATCTTTTCTATAGGTTCTTTTATTTCATTCTGAATTTCAGATGTAGTTTCAAGTTTCTTCTTAGCATTATTAACAATCTTTTCAACTTTCTCTGGTTTAGACTTATCAAAGATAGAAAGCTTCTTTCCAATGAAAAACTTTTTAACATTCCTATTAACCTCTTTGCTCTGCCACCCTAAAACAGATGTATTATGCTTAGCTCCATCATGAATTAGTTGTTGGAGTTCAATTTCAACCCTCCTCATCCTTTCCTTGAATTGTTCAGCAGTTTCTCCTGGCTTTCCATGAGTTTTATGGAAAGATTCCTTTAAAATCTTTTCTAAACGCTTAATTCTCTTTGCTGTATTACCTCTGTTTATATTGCCTAATAGAGCAGCATCAAATATATCTTGAAGCTTTGGAGTTAAGGTATCTTTATATTTTCTAATTTCAATATCAATTTGTTCTCTATTAAGCTCTGCTCTATCTTCAGGGGTTTCAACTTTATGTCTTTCTTTTTGAGGAACCTTTTCTTTTAAAGTTTTTCCTGCTTGTATAAATGGGTCATTGGGGTCAGGTGTTTCATTACGACTATCTCTATTTTTGAGATAACTTCTAGCTTTAATCTCCTCAGCTTTCTCATAAACTTCTTTTACTTTGGCTAATTCTTTCTTAGAAAGATTCCTAGCTGTAATCAACTTATGAATAATCTCTTGAGATACAGCTTGGTCTAAATCTCTTTTAACTGATTTCTCTCCATACGAAAGGATTTGCTCAAGAAGTTCAACTCTCCCCTCTTTAGTTTCAGCCATATTTTTTGCCCTTACTGGGTCAATCATTCTATTGAATGTACTATATTTTTCATTATATGCTTTCATTTGCCATATAGGTTTTAAAAAGCCCATAAACTCGCTAGCCTCTACTGACTGTATATCGGTTAGCATGTCAAATCTTTCTAATATAAGTTTATTTAATTCTATAAATTTATTGTCAGGCAATCTAAAAGTAGAACGACCTGTTAGTTCTTTTAAATAATCGTATCTTCCTACATTTTCATTAACATTTTTTAAGATATTCTCAAATACAGTTTCATTAACTCTCTTTAATATATGGTCTCTATATAAAGTTTGTTTTATCATACTGCCAGCTCTAGGTAAGAAGTTGTCTCCTAAAGCATCAATACCTTGAGCTTCAGCAAACTTTTCCATCTTTTCTCCAGCATAAAACTTTCTATTTGAAGCCCAATTTCTACCATATAAACCTTGATTAAGCTTCCTTACAGCTCTAATAGTAGAAAAAGTTTTCTCGCTATTTAATGTTCTATCAATAAATTGATTAATAGCAAAGTCTACAGTTCCCTTAGTTGCTTTTGCAGGTACAAATTTATTACCTTTCTTAATCATTGGCTTTACACTAAAATCATAAAAAGACTTTATTAGGACTCTATTAACATGGTTATATGGTTTTAATGCAAATACATCATAAGGGTCAGCAGAGTAGGCAATAGATGATGCTATTAATTCTCTTCCATTAATAACTTCCTTCTTAGGGGTCATTGTTATATTATATCTTGTACCTCTTATATTGATATCCCCATCTGTTGCTCTGTTTAACGCTCTGTCTATAGAATAAGCAGACTGTATAATAGTCTTAAGTGTGGAGTTTTGTCCTAATGCTTGTCTACTTCTAACAGCGTTACTAGCGATTGTCTTTCTAACTGAAGGAGAGAAGAATCCTACGCTATTATCATAATACATCTTATCACTCTTTTTTAAAGGAACTCCAAATATCTCTTCACTTTTAGGATTTTTAGGTTCTTTAAGTGTAGGTTCTTTACCCGAATAATCAATATATTCATCCCAATTAGCATCAATAAAGTCCTTTGTCTTTTTGCTTAATCCTCCCTTACCTCCAAAGTATACAAATGCTTTATCTCCATCTTTATCAGCACCACCTAAGAACTTCTCATTTACACCATGCATCCAAGTTCCATAGCCTTCTCTTCCTGAGAATCCTGCAAATCTGAGTACTACAGCACCAGATACCGAATCTTGAGGAACACGACCAACAACAGCTCTAAGGACTTCTTTTATTTCAGTATTTTGCTCTTTTGTATATTTGTTAGCTTTAAAGTTATCCCATAAATCACCTAGCTTAATATCGCCAATACCTTCTATACCTGTTTCAATTAGTTTCTTCCTGCCCCCTTCATCAAGCCAAAATTCCATTATCTTATCATTTCTTTTCCATTTACCATTCTCTTTAATCATTGCTGGTTCTTGATTAAATTTCATAAGTTTAGTAGACTCAACATCTTGAGGTCTCATTATGGTTAAAGCACTATTTTTTATCTTAGGTGTTAATACCTGTGCATTGACCCAATTGGTTAAAGCATTTTGAAAGTAATTGTTATTATGATAAACTTCTAAGAAATCAGCATTGTTATTCTCTTTAGCCCATTCAGCAGCTAACTTAATTTCTTCCTTAACTCCTCCAAGAAATCCTTCCATTTCAGCTATCTGTTTATTTGCTTGTGTATTATTAATTTCTCCAGAATTTTCAATCTCTCTGATAATCTCTTTTTGAACATTCAAATCAAGTACATGAGCATAGAATCTTTGAGTAAATTGCTCATTGCCTTTCTTCCTTGCTGCTTCTAGAATATTCTTTACACCTATTTCATCTATATTATCCATTATCTTATCTAAACTTTCTTTAGTAGGCTTCTTTAAAGTAGTCTCAAGAAGTTTATTAAAGACATCATTTCCATAGAATCTCTTCATAGTTTGAGATGTAAAATCATTAACAGCTTCTTTGTATAGCTCTGGATTTTTAGCAGCCATTGTAGCTGATGTAGATAATTGCTTATATAGCTTTTGAGGTGTCCACATATGAGAGCTTTCAGTAGTAGAGAGTACATATTTAAAGTTACTAGGGTCTATCTCAATAATATCCCCTACCTTAACTCCACCTAATTGTTTTATAACAGATTCAGGTATCTCTCCCCATATCCCTTTTTCTTCTAATCTTTTATTACCTGCTTTATCCATATTGTGATTCATACCTTTAAGCAGCAATGCCCCTAATGGATTGCCATCTTTATAAATAACACCATTATGCATATTCTTATTATGACCAGAAAATTCTTGACCTCCATCTAAATTCATAGCATTAACAAGTTTTGTATGAGTTCTAAATCCACCATCCGTTGACTCCATTATTTGAGTATTGGGTAATAATAATACATTAGAGTCTTTTTTAGGAGCCTTTGCATTAAAATCAGGAACAACTTCAAACTTTAGCTTTTCGCCTTCAACAAGTTCGCCAGTTTTTTTACTATAAGAATCCTCTTTAAGTCCTAAATGCCTTCTAATAAAATTCCCATCAGAATTAAATCCATTAGTAAGTATGATTTGAGACCTTTTATTAAAACCTTTAGAGTCATTTAAGAATCCAGACCCTTTCTGCATCATCTTTTTAAGTAGCTTATTTACTTGCTTTGCAGATACAATCTCTATCCCATTGATTGTTTCTATTTGATGGAAAACATTATTTAATAGTCCTGTATCATGTATTTCCAAGAGTCTTTTTTTGTTCGTATTCTTTCCAGCACCTAAAAGAAAATCTTTTCTAGATTTTTCAATCCAACTTCTATTAGATTCTCCTGAAAAGATATCAGTAATCTTAACATTAAGCTGCTTAATTTTTGGATGTACCTTAGCAAAGAAGAATCCATCGAAATCACCTTTACCACTAAAGAGATAATGGTCTTTTTCAGCAGCTTCCCGTGCTATTGAGTGAAAGATTTTATTCTCTTCTTTTTCAACTAACTTATTTATCTCTTTCATCCTATTCTTATAAGAAAGAACTTTAGGTATAGCATCTATCTTATCTCTTAGAATATTATTTCTTAATTCATTTCTAAACCTTGATATCTCATAATCAACAAAACGGCCATCCTTTCCTCTAGCTGATATACTTTCCCATGTCATAAATCCTCTACCTTCTTCTGGAGAGTAATACTTTTCCATAAAGCTATCAAAAGGAGTTCTAGGTGTAACAGGATTAATAGCCTTACCTGCTGGTGATGTCTTTTGAGCTCCAGGCTCACCCATAGGTATATACTGAACACCAGGTTTAAGCTCTCCAATAATCCCTTTATCCATAGTGAAATTCATAGTTTCATAAGGTCTTAATTGATTCTTCCTCATCATGAAGTTTCGTATCATACCTATAGCTAGATTATCTTCCTTTCCTTTTTTAAGGAAATCAATGCCATATTCTGCTTTTAACTCCTTTAATACCTCATTAGACTTGATTTCATTGCTATAAGTAAGGTTTTTATCGATTATTTTAGCTATATTCTGCGAGATTTTGCTTATAGCCTGGTTTATACCTACTTCAGTTGTAATCCCGTCTTTTTGGGCTAATTCTTTAATTTTACTAGGAAGTTTAGTTCTTGCAAAGGTTTCTATTTTAAACTCTCCAGGAGCAGCACTTTGCATTCCTACATCTAAATCACTGTTAAAATCATAGTTCTGAATCTCATCTGGAGTAATATCTAACTTAAATTCTTTTGATTCTTTCTTTCTAGTTTCAATAGTTTGTGTTTCTTGAGCCTCTCTATATCTTTGAACAGCATCAAGTCCATATTGATTTAACTTATTTTCATTTGCAACATATTCAGGAGTACCTCTTTTTGGTCCAGGACCTTCTAAAGCATGTCCTTGCTCATGCCCTATAGCAAATACTTCCCATTCTTTATAGTTTCTAAAAGCATTTTCAGGCAATGGAGTTACACCTTTAACTTTAGGCTTTGTCCATGCTTTTTCATCGTATTTCTTTCTTAGTAAATCCTTATCAATTTCTATCTTATTAACACCATCTTTCCCATATATAGTTCGAGCAGGGACCATATCTTTAGGTCCTCTTTTTTTGCCAATTTTCTTATAAACTATCTCAGCATCGCCTACATATAGCTTAGGCTTAGGAACTTTGTCAATTTTTTCTGCTTCTTTCTCAGGTTTAATAGGTTCAACGGGAGCTTCTTCAGGTTTACGACCTCCTTTTTCTAGTTCAACTTTAAATTCAGTCTCTGTAGGAACTCTTTGCTCTTTAGGAGCTTCAACAATCTTTATCTCTTCAATAGGAAACGCTTCTTTAGAGCCTTTAACTTCTACAAATTTCCCAGAATCTGACTTATGTATCTTACTAACTTGTAATGGTCCTGTAATCTCAATATTATCAGGAGCACGCTTAATCCAGTCTCCAGGTTTTAAATTATCTCTTGATTCTTGTATATCAAAAGCCTCTTGAGTTTGTTCCATGATGTTAGCATGGGACTCTAATACTTCTGATTCTCTGTGATTCCTTTTCCAATTGCTAGCTTCTGCAGGGTCAATTAGTTCGTACTTTTCTAATAAATTATAATATTCAGTATAGTCACCAGTTTCTTTAGCCTTTTTGATAATTTCATTAAAATTCTCTAGCTCACCACGTTTACTTAATATATGGCCAGCTATATAATTCCATTTCTTTTTACCTACAATATTAGCCCAATCTTTCTTTGCTTGCTTTTGAACCATTGGGTCAAGATTTTCAAATTCAGGATGAAGTTCTATTTCTCCTTTAGCTTTTAATAAGCCAAAACCATCTTTATATATATCTTTATTTACTTTTTGGATAAACTGCTGAGACTTTGCTTTTGTCCAATGAACTTCGCTTCCTCCGAAATAAGCACCCATTAAATACTCATATACCTGTTCAGGAGTAGTTGCTCCTCTTGCTGTAGCAGGGAGACCCATAAATAAGGACCCAGAAAGCCTTTGAAGATTCTTTTGAACTTGAGGTTGCTTAGACATTTTAACATTACCTAAAAGCCTGAAGAAAGCACCTGCTTTAGCACCTCCTATAAAAGAATGCATCATTTCATCGACACCACCTTGCCATGCAGAAATAGCAGATGCTGTTCCAAGATGGAATGCACCTTCTACTACATGTTTAGCAGCACCAGCTCGCTTTTGAAGAAAGCCCATAGCTTCCTGACCTGCTCTAGCAGAGCCTAGCTTACCACTTAATGCTCCTTTAAATATCTTTTTGGCTTGTTTGGTAGCAAGTTCTGCTCCAAACATAGGAAGGGATTTTTTACCTAAAGCACCTGCAACTTTTGCTAATCCTGTTAATCTAACAGCATTTAAGGGGGCAACAGCAATGCCAGGTGCAAATCCTGCTAAATGCCCTATATTACGTATTATAGCTTCATATTCGTTGTCAGGGGCATCAACTATGTTTAGGGTAGTAAAACCCTCTACAAGGCCACCTGCAAGCTGTTTAACGGCATCTGTAATGTCAAACTCACCTGTGTACATAGGTACACCATAATAATCAGCGTGTGCTTTTAATTGTTCTTTTTGATTGTCATCATAATGATGAGGGAAAGCTTTTAAGTCTTTCGCATAGGTTTGTACTTCTTCTAGACTTAAGCTAGGTTGAAACTCATTGGCCATTTATCCTCCTAATAAATAGTGCCTGCTGGTGCCTTTACATCGCCTCCAATTAAACTTTCTTTTATATTTTCTCCCCTTCCAAATTCTTCTGTTGTTTCGTTTATAATATTGATAATATCGTAAACAGTCCAAGCATCAAGAGCAAGGCCTGCAGCTGTTCCAATTCCACTACCTGTTAATAAAGCTCCTACAGTTCCTTTTCCAAGTATTTTTGCCGCACCCTTCCAACCTGCTTTCTTTATAATTTTATCCATAAGGGACTTTGCGCCATGCTTCTCAACATACTTTTGTATAGCTTTTAATCCCCCTTGAAGAGTTTTAGATTTAGAGCCTATATGTTTAGAAACACCTGTAACTGCATCCAAACTTCCATCAGCAGTAAGCTTTTTTACTATAGCTTTTCCTCCAAGGCTTCTTACTGCGCTCTTTGCACCTAGAGTGGTAGATAAAGCTCCAATTCCCCCTGTAGCAACTCCTAATCCTGCTCTAGCTCCATATCTTGCTAAAGGAGAACCTTCCATCCCTGTTACTCCTTCCCACATTCCACCAAAAATTCCACCTGGAGGCTTTGGAGCATAAGGCTTTAAATTAGGACCAAGAGATGTTCCTAGAAAATGATTATAAGTTTTAGTTAACTCAGGATTAGTTAATATAGCATTTGAAATTGCTTCTGGTTTATGCCCTGCATTTTCCATTGACTTTAACTTCCCTAAGAATGATTGGGCAAATTTACCTTCAGCCTCTTTATACATAGCTGTAAAAGCAGGATAATCAGGTTCTTGCCCATATTGCTTTGCAAGCTTCTTATATTTACTAAAAGATTCAGTTACACTAGGAAATCCTTTAAATTGTCCACCTAAAGCATTTTGAAATTGCAGTGAACCATCTTCTTGAACTTCAAATTGACCATCAAAACTATAGCCTATCATCATATTTGCGACAGCACCTTGGAACTTCTTTGCCTGTTTAGCTTCATAAGCAGCTTTATCTAATCTACCTTGCTGTTTTGCTGCCATATAATTCTGTATAAAACTCATTTTATCTCCTATTTAAAATTGCTAAATTTTGACCATAATAATCTATCTAAATCATTAGGGCTAGATGTACTAGTTTGATTAATTTCAGGCAACCAAGACTCTCCTGCAGTATTATATTTAAACCCTACATCACCAGGTAATCGTTTAGCATCTTGTAATTTACTTATATATTCCTCTTTATTCATACCCTCAGGAATGCCTCCCATAAGGTCTTGCATTTCTCCACTTCTTGCAGCTTGCTGCAGTAAGTTAATTTGGTCAAGCCTACTACGGTCTGTTGGTGAATATTCTCCAGTCCTTTTATCCATTTTAAAGTATTGACCTTCATCCATACTTGATAACATACTTGAATAATCTTGCTTAAATCTATTTGAAATTGTAGGAGAAAATGAACTAACTGAACTTATTTGGTCTGCACTACCAAGAGTAGAAATATTACCTTCTCCCAGTCCTAACATTCCTGAAGACTTGCCAGGAATAAACTTAGAAGTCTGAGGATTTTGACTCATAAAACTTTGTGCATCACCTTTCCATTCATCCGTACCTTCGAGAACATCGCTAACCTCTCTATCAAGTCCAAAGCCTGAATCCACCCCTCCTGCTTTAAAGGAAGCTCCACTGTGCATACCTGAATCTTGTTCACGTAATTGCTTCTCAGTAAGAGCATTATATGCGTCCATTCCATGTTCTTTTATATAAGTATCTTTATCTTCCTGAGTTGCTACTGCTTCAGGAATCTCTATTTTTTCCCCTAAAGATTTACGGTCTAAAGTAAATTCAGGAGAATCTTTCCAAATCTTAGCAGATGTAGTATAATCAAGAGCACCTTGCTCAGCTAGTCCTTCATCTATAGAAGCTTTGGCAGCGTTCCAAGCTGCTTTTTGTCTTCCTTGTTCTATCTCACTGGCAGAATAATCTCCTTCTTCAGGCCCTGCAGCCCAGGCATCTAAATCTTTTGAAGCTTGACTATCTTCATATAATTTAAATTCACCATCTTCTTTTACCCAATCTGGATTTTGAGATAACCATTCATTTTCCATTCCTTCGATTTCTGCATCTGAAGCTCTAGTTCCTGTTGTCCAATCGTCATCAGCTGTGAACTCATCAACTTCCTGCCCTAAGGCTTGGTCCTTTTGTTGTTTATCCCAAGCTTCAGTTAGAGCTAATCCCATACCACCAAGGCCTTCTCCAAAGGCTTCACCATATTGTCCCATTTGCTCTGGGCTTATTAATTGATTTGCTAAATTAAATTTTAATGCCATTAGCTATCTCCTTATTATCCTGCCTCATATCCACCAGCCATTGTACCAGCTGCACCTAACAATCCACTTCCTGCACCCATCCAGCCAGCTGCTTTAGCTTGTTGTGCAGCATTTTGAGCGTCTACATTAGCAAGGTAAGCTTGTGCTATATTTTCAGATATACTACCTTGTTGAGTTGTAGCTGAACTTAACATTTGCCCAGCTTGACCTGATATAGTCCCTGCTAATTGCTGTTGTCTTTGACCTAATCCAATGCCTTGTTGTTGCATTGTAAGCATACCTTGTCTGGTTTGCTCTCCTGCTTGATTGGCACTAACGGCTCCAAGAAGGCCTTTTATACCGCCTCCTCCCATCCCTCTCTGTGCCATTAATTGATTTTGTTGTTGGGCTACATTAGCAGTTTGACCAGCAATCTGCTCTCTCATTTGTTGCCTTTGCTGATTATAATAATTACTACGAGGGTCAAAAAATTGGTCAGCTTGCCCATACATTCTATCTGACCTTTGAGATAAAGATGTAGACATGTCTTGCATTTTATCAACACTTTGCTGCCAAGGTGCTAAATCTTGTCTAATTTTATTTTGGTCGTATTTAGTTACTTTGCCAGCTTGGCTAGCACCATAAGCCGTTGCTCCTAAACCTGCTACTGCTGTAACGCCTGCCGCTATTAATAATGGCATAATATCTCCTTTTTACTTGTAATCCAGCGTTTAAATATAATATTAAATGTGTTCACTAGTCAACTTGTTTTTCTATTCGAGTTAAATTAACTTTAGACCAGCCACTTTTAGTTCTTACTTCAATTCTATCTGTACCACCACTTGTTTGTACTACTTTTATATCACCAACCTTACCTTTTCCTAGATTCCTCATAGCATTTTCAGATTGATTTACAGAGTTAATAACATCATTAATATCATCGTAAATCTGCTGTATAATTCTATCCATACCCTCAACTGCACCTGCTGGTGGCTTTTTCTTTGATACAGGCATTATCTAATTGGTCTCCTTCTATAAATTACTCCAATAGAATCTATTTGTAGATTATCATTCTCTGCTGCATCTATTTTAACCTTTAGCCATTCTGATTTAGCGGCACTTGTAGATAAGGTATATACTGACTGCGTAGTATCATTAGAAAATCCATCACCATCTTCAGGATTACCTGCTGCTGTTAAAAAACTAACATTTACATCTGAATTAAGAACATTTTCATCTACTCCATCAAAGCCTGTTATTCTTACTTTTTTAAATAACTTAATCTGAGTATCCATTCCCATGGTAAGCTTCTTAGAATGCCAAGATAGAGGTTTTCTAGTAGTAGCATGACCATTTAACCAAAATAAATTCCTACTTCCATATTTTACATAAAATACTTCTCCTGATGGCCCATGTGTAAAAGATTGTACTTGAGCTCCGTCTCCCATATCCCACAAGTCCCATCTATTTTTTGTAACGCTATAAACCCATATCTTTCTATGGTCAGTATCGCTAGTAAACATAATTAAAAATGCTTTTCTTTCTGGGTCCCAGAATACTTGAGGCTCCTTGGATGCAGCACTATCGGTTGCTCCATCATAAACTAAACTACCTTCTTGCCATGAATTAGTGCTATCACCTTTTAATATAGTATCACCTATTGTTCTAACTTGTCTTCCATCCCAAAGGTATATATTATTTTTATCACACCAGCACATTCCAAGCTCTGACGCATGAACTGACTTTTGATTGAAAGTCCCTATATTTTCCCATGTATCCTCTATGAATAAATTATTAGGCTCTATTTTAAATACTTTAGTTTCAGAAAAAGCAAATATACGGCCAGCAAATGATGCCATTGCCACTACAGTCCCAGGAACTTGTAAAATATCCTGTAAAAGGTCATATTGATTAAAATTATAAGGTTTTGATTTAGCTATATAATTAGAACCTAACAAACTATTATCTAAATCCGATGCTAAATTACCTATAAAATGAGTATTATTAAGTTGAGTGCTGCATTTATACTTAACATTAAAGCTGTCAATAACTTCATTTATACCTGTATTTGCTTCATAGTTTTGAAAAGATGCCCCTGTATCTTCAAGAGGTGCAAACCTTTTGTTTTCCATAGATGGGAGTGTACCAGAAATTGTTCCAAGTGCAAAAAGATTAGTTTTTAAAGAAAGCTCCTTAATAAGCCTGTAAAATCCTTCAGGAGTTTCTGATAAAGTATCAGAATTTTCAGCTCTGTATATTTTAATTCCTGATAATCTTTTATTTAAGTTAGGAAGATTATCAATATTAACATCTAAATTAATTCTAACTGTATTCTCGTTGATAATATTAGAATCTTCATCTACGGTAGTAATTACCTCAAAGTTGTCACCTAAAGGCCCTTCTTGATACCCATCATAAACAGCAGAAGCTTTATAAAAGTATTTATAGTCTTTCTTAAGGGTTCCACCTGAAGATTTTACTTTTATATTATCAATATAAAAACCTCCTTGTGGTCCTTGATAAATTGCATTTGCGTCTTCTGCTAAAGTAACTTCCCAGTTACCTCCATCTATAGGGTTGTGGTCGGCATTATCTACTCTTTTAAAAGAAACTGTCAACGGAACATCCATTCCAATTCCCATCCAATATGAGTGCGTATCATCAGCCATAACAGCTGTTCCAGACAAGTCAGTTCTATATGCTAAAATAGCTTTAGGTATATTAACAGAGCCTTCTCCACGACTTAATACATTACCATTGTATAAATCAAGTAAATTATATGTTATTCCTTCGCTATATGCATCATTCCCCATATCGTATCCAATGGCATCATGATGGTTTGTTACGTGTATATAAGTTTCAGTTGAACTTTTTTCAAATGTATACCCCCATTGCTTTAAAGTATCTCTAGCCATTAAATCGCCAATATTATTGCTAATATTAAATAATCCATAAATATTAGCATTAAACAAGTAATCTGTAACATTATGTGTATATTCAAATCTAAATACTCGCCCTTTACTGCATTCTTCTATTGTAACTGAATCACCAGCAGCATCATCGGTCAAACTAGAACCACCTGTCAATGTAATCGTACCAGCAACTACTGATGCAATTTTATGAGTAGTATTATTAGCAGCTTCTGAGAACCCTAATACTCTAATATTCATCCCTGCCGTAAAACCTGCCGCAATAAAATTATTTGCAGTTGATGTGATAGTTCTATTAGAGCTAACTGCTGCATATGTAGTTCCTGTAACCGCAACTGAGGATGGTGAAGGAAAGGCAGTAGTTCCATCTTCATCAGCCACTCCATTTCCACCTGCATTGTCATCTACACAATGAAGAAACCATTTGCCCATATCTAAAGCATTGTCTACATTAAATTGAACACCTGAAGGATGATTGAATTTATAAGCAAATGCTACCCTTCTATTTGCAGTACCATCATTAACAGTTATTAAATTTGCTAATGGAGTTGTAATCTTGCAGTCGTCATCTGTAAAATATTGGAATACATCTAAAGTATTTTCATCTACATTCATGGCAAAGCAATAACCTAAATTTTCATCTAAAACTACTTTCCCCATATACATACCAGAATGAACACCAGCTCCTTCATTGCTATTAATTCTTTGTAAAAAATTCATACTATGAGTAAATATAGACTCTCCTGAAGTTTTGTTAGTAACATTTCTTTTAACAAATCTAATAGATTTAGTTCCAGGAGTTCCACCCATAAACATATATTTTCCATCACCTGTTATTGTCATCTGCCCATGGCATTCTTGAGGAGAATTTTGAGCATCATAGCAATATTTATCATCTGTTTCAGTTAATTGGCCATCTGCTAATTTATAAGTATGAACAACAGATGCTCCGCCTTTAGTTGTCTGTCTTGAGCCTACACCGGAACTAGCTACATAACCTACATTTGGATAAACATTAATTTCACCAGCAGTTATTGTAACTGTGTCTCCAGCTGCCTCATTTACTAAAGTGCTTCCAGATGATGTTACAAAAAGTTCAGTAGATGTTACTGAACTTATTCTATGGTTGCCATTATTAGCGGCATCTGTGAACCCAGAAACGTTGATTAGCATTCCTGCTTCAAATCCTGCAGAAGTAAAACTACCCGAAGAGCGTACAAATTTATCATCCGTACCAGTAACCATTGCTGAATATATAGTCCCTGTAACTGTAACTGTATTTGCAGTAGGTGCTTGACTAATTCTAAAACTAGTAGTATTAGTGCTACTAGTTGTCACAGATTCAGTTATAAAAGTACCATGAGGTATTCCAAGGCCACTTACAGGCCTTCCTAACAAATTAGCTGTAGGTATTGAAGTTGTACCAGAGCTAGGGATTAAAGTATTACCAAGCGCAATAGTCAATCCTGATAGTGTGGTAGAATTGGTTGGGTCAGGCTCATCGTGGTCTCCACCGATATATCCTGCATCAAAAACCGCACCACCATTAGCTTTTGCATTAGAAAGGCCATCGGTATTATCAAATTCAGATGTGCCTGCATACTTACTATTAACATGAACAAGTCCATTTGTTCCATCAATTTTTATATCCATAGGAATATAGTCACCTGTATTTCCCGAGGCATAATTCTTCACGCTCCATGTCTCAGCAAAAGTCCAACTACCAATACTTCCTGACCAATTCATACCCATAACATAAACATTAGCCCCTTCAGCTGCATCTGCATTGCTTGGATGTGTATAGCCTACTACTGTATTAAATGCTAACTCCATTGTTGTTGAATCGTAATCTGCTGCTACTATATAAGCTCCTGTTAAAGCCCAATCTTCAATTTTTGTAAAAATACCTGCACTAGTATAGCTAATAAAAGCAATATTAGCATAAACACCATCCCATTTAGTCGCATGAGTACCAGCAGTGGCAGCCATATTAGAGTTTGTAATCGAAATAAGTATTTGCCTTTCTTCATCTACTATTAATTGATGAGGTTCTCCTGTATATGTACCAGAAGTAGAATGCTCAGTTTTTAAAAATGCATCTTTCCTTGAAGTTAATTGGGCTCCAGTATATGAATAAGACCATAGTAACTCTCCAGAACTGCCTGTATGGTCATCTTGATTACCAACTCCTGTAAATAATAATTTATTAACAGTATCAAGGGCTATAGGGCCATATGATTGATTTGCACTGTCTGGATAGCTAGCACCACCTGATGATGAATCTAAAGTGGCTACCTCTGGCGTAGCAATAGTAATAGGAACGCTCGCAGTTCCTTTAGGACAATCTTTTGAATTGGTTGTTGAGTATAAAAATCCTATTATTGCACTATATTTAGCAGCTCTATGAGAAGCACTTCTTGTGCTAGCAAATACAACTTTATTTGTAGAATCTATAGCAATATTATGAGTTTGCACGCCTGCTAAATATTTAGTCCCATTATTATCATCTACACTACAGCTATTTTGATACTTATAATGAACTGTTTGACTACCATCATTCAGCCAGTCTATATGCCCAATAGCCGCATTAAGAAAATTGCAATTTGCATATGCTGTGCTAGAAATATCTCCAGTTGCACTTGCTATTTTATAACTAGCTCCTTCCCCTGAATAGCCGTTATTACTTACACTTTTAGGTGTAAAAGAGTTTCCTCTTTTATCTTTTATTCTTGTTCCCGTAAAAGGAGCAAGCCCTCCTAAGTATTGATTACCTGCTGTGTAAGAGCTATCTCCAAAGCTGCTATGAACCATCCATTCATATTCAGATAAATAAGGAGCTAATGTTTGATGAACAAGGGCACTAGTTTTATCTGTAGCCATTATTTTAGGAGTTCTATTAGTCAAGGTAACCATTGTCGATGTTTTATCTCCACTTGATGTTGTTTCATCAAAAGAGGCTTCCGAGGTAGAATATATAATTCCTACACCATTATCTGTGCCATAACTAGCATCTAAATCCCCTGAATTACCACTATAATAATCTTTAAATGCTACTGGATATTCATTATCGTATCTTTTTGAAAAGAAAACATGTCTAACCTTATTAGCAAATTCTGTTTCTAAGATATCTGATACAGTATCTGTAAAACTACTATCAGTCTTATCTGCTATATTAGTATTGCCAATAGTGAATGTTTTTTTAATTGCATCTTCTACAGGGTCATATGCAACTAAACTTCCTTGCGCTCCTATACCCGCATCGTAAATCCATAATACAGCAGATTCTGCAGTTTCATTTGCGCCACTACCATTGCTTCCACCTACATATCTTTGGCATATTCCTTGAGTAGAAGTAAACCTTGTAGTTGATGCCCCTTCAAATGTATAGCTTTGGCCTGCAGTTGCTTCTTTAAATTTATAAACTCTATTTCCTTTCCAATCTATTCCATAAATATATACTGTATCAGCTGTTCCATTCCCTGTTGTATCTACTTTTGCAAAAACTAACTTATAGCAACCTCTAAATTCACTTGGTGGCTTTAATTCAGCTTCAGTAGCATAAAGTCCATTTGTAGCTGAGTGTGCTACGCTAAATTGTTCATGTCCTATTTTTCCAGCCCAATAAGGATTAGTAGAAGTCCCAAAACCTATATGAGCTTCTTGATTATTAACCTCCATATCAATATTATCGCCATTTTGTAAATTAGCAGTAATAGTTCCAGCACTAGTTGTTCCTGTAACATCTGCTAAAGCAGTTGCAGTTCCATCTGTTGTCCCTGTGGTTAAATTGTAGGAATATCTAATTTTTCCATCACTTGTATATGTTATAATAGATTTAACACCATCTACCTCTATTACTCTCATCATTTCAGCTTGATTGCCAGTAGCATCAGCCCAATCTACATCTTTAGTTTCATCATCAGGAATAGCTTGCAATTTACCATCTTGTGCTATAGGGTCTACATTTAAAGAGTAAGATGCAGCTTCATGGTTAATATCAGCCTCTGATGGAGTAGTTTGTATTCCAAGTGTAAAATTCTTTATTTCTAATAACTCTTTAGGCATAAGCTAATAATTCCTTTATTTTATTTCTTACCAGCATACCTACGTTCTCGTAGGAGTCCTTTGATACTTCTACTTTTAAATCAAGTAGCATATTCTTTCTTTCCTCTGTAATTTCTTGGTCAGGAATGCAGTATGCTGCTATTTCATCTAACCTATCATTTATATCTTTATACTTTACTAGCATATGGTCATAGTTCTTTTCTACATATTTCTTTGAAGTTTTTGTTGCTGATACTAAGTAGTTAGTATAAGGGCCAGAGTATTCATCTTTAAGGCTATTTAGCACATCTTGGTAGTTTCTATCTATTATAACTATCTTCATATGTGGAAATAGGTTTTTCATCTCATCTACGAAGAATACTGCTGAACTATCAGAATTGCCCGTATAAGGAGCTTTTTTCATCATTCTAAGGTCTCCTATGTCAAAGCAGTTTTTAAGGCCTTCATGATAGCAAAATGAGCTTCCTACTGTTAAATAGTTAGCTAACCATGCAGTTCTACTTCTAGGTAATCCTGTTATAAGGTAATCCACTAATACTTTTTCTTTTTCTTGTACGGACCACCATATTGTTCTGGAGCAACCGTCCTATTTTGATTCCCAGAGGTAAATTCAACTCCCGCCTTTTTATATCTTTTATTACGAATTAGATTAGCATTATGTTGCCCTTTTATATTTGTACCTCTAGCAATCCTTTCCTTAAAATCACTTTCTTTTTTTTGAACAGAAGCTTGGTGAGCTTTTTGCTTGGCAAGCTTTTTTGCCTTTTTTGCTGCTTTCCTTTGTTCATATCCTATTGCGCCCATATATCTCCCTAATATTTCTTTTTTTTATTCTTTTTATATTGTTTAATAGCTTGTGTTTTCTTCTTCTTTGCTTGTTTTCTTGCTTTAGCTTTTTTATTTGGCATCTTTTATTTCCTCTACTTCTAAATGGTCTACTCTAAATTTAGTTGTTACTTTGTAAAACAAATAAGTTAAATAAGCAGTAAATAAAAAGAGCGAAATAAATAATGCTCCTAATATAACTGCAATAGCACTCATTCGTCTCTATATCGCTTTCTAAAGAGCTTTTTTAATATATTCTCTATACCTTCCACATAACCCTTAAGTGCTTGAAAATCTAGCTGTGTGGCTTTTATTTGGTCTATTAGTTTTATTGTTATTCCTTCCAATCTTTTAAACCTCTCATCTAATTCTTCCATTAGTTCGTTTTGAATGAACTGATTCTGCTTCCATATAAAATAGCCGAAAGCAGCTGACACAGTAAGGGGAATCCCAAACTGCTCTAAAAAGGCAATTGGGTCCACTACTTTCCAAGACCCATTTTCATGGCTAATGCTTGTATAATATTCTTAGGTTTAGCAGCATATGCCTTTTTAGTTGAATCTATAATAGCATCCATTCTGTCAGATGCCCTTTCTCTGCCTTGATGTATAATGTCATAATCAGCCATCATTTGAGCCTTTATTTCATGTTCATCCAACATATTATTTACATTAGGATAATTCCATTCTCCTGATTCAATAAAGTTGCTATAAGTATCTCTATCCATATCAAAAGGATTCTTAACTCCTTCAAATTCCCATAAAGGTTGATTATGAGGGTCACTATATCCAACAGGAGTGCTTCCTAATCCAGCCTTTTCTAACCTTCTAAGAGATTGAGCTTGAGTCATTCTTGTATCTAAATCTTTTGTAGCTTCAAAAGTTTTCTCGGCTTTCTCTATCTCTTTACCTTGTCTATACTTATTTACTAAATCCATTAATCCTTTTGCCATTAGAAATTTATTTCACCTCCTATTCTAAATAGTTCATTTTCTTTAGGCTCTTCCAAGTAAATGTTAGAGCTGTCTGTTTTATAACCTAGTCTTTTTAATGTAGGATTTAAATATACACCTTCAGGGCTATATTGAGTTATAGCTTGCCCTAAAGCAGCTCCAAGCAATCCTTTAAAAGATTGCTCTGGATTTTCAATATTCTTATCCAATTGCTTTTTCATATCCTTTAACTCGCTTTTTAAATAACCTTTAGTAGACATATTAGATTTCATATAATCAGAAGCAACATTAGCAATCTTTTGATGCATAGGCGAAGGAGTTAATCCTTGCTTTATTTGCTTTGCTTTCTGTAGTATGTCATTTCTATCCACGAATTAACTCTCCCCATAAGGACGCTTTGCCATCGATGATTTGAATAGGGTGGACTGCAAAATGACCTTTGTCATAATAATCCACGACGGCAAAAGCATGCGCCCATTTGTGCTTCCTACCACCTAGCCACTTATTCTTTTTATCAGACATACTCTTAAGACAGCCTAAACTCCATGCTGATTTAGGTCCATCCATATGGCTGATACTATCTTGTTGCATAGAATGATGATGCCCATATATAACATTGCATCCTAACTTTCTTAAGTGATTAGCAGTATGGTACTGTCCACCGAAATGATGCCCATGATAATAATATAATTTACCAATTTTAAGATACTCACCTGGTTCGTGATATATCCAACCTCTTTCATCAAATTTTAAAGCAGTCTTTGTTTTGTATTGCTTGAGATAAGGATATTCTTTGACAAAGTTGTCAAGCCATTCTTCGTGGTTGCCAGCACACATATGCCTTTTCTTACAACCTACTTTGTCTAGTTTTTCATCCACTATATCAAGCCATTTATTAACATCTGCTATATCCTTTTCTACTCTAGGTATAATGTATTCAACTGGTGGTTTTTTCTTTCTTTTCCATTGCCAGTGACTTACACTAGCCCATTCACCTAAATCGCCTAAATCTACATAGATATCAGGCTTTACTATTTCAATCGCTTTTAAAACTACATTACAAGCTTTCTTGTCATGTATTGGTACATGCTTATCTGGGGTTACGATTGCCCTTTTCAGGACCCCCTTCTTTTTGTTTGGCATTTAACCTCTTAATTTTTAAGCCCTCTGTCAAGCCCTATCCAATCTCTAGGGTTTGTATATAAGCATTTAGCTTTATTTAGCAGAACTTCAGTATACACGGGAGAACGCATTAAGTAAAACTCTCCACATTCATCACATGTCCATAACAATGGTTTACTAGAAGCTCCTAGGACTTCGATTTTATTTATGTCATCGCTGCCACAAACATGACATTCCTTTGGTTTCTTCGTGTAGTATTTAGTCCCATAAATTCCCAGCCCTTCAATTAATGAGTCTTTATCTGTATTTATTAGGTCTTGTAATACTACGAATCTTTGTGGCATGCTCCCCCTTAAAGTGTCTTTTTTACTTTATCCCATATCTTGTCATCAAGTTTATTTTTAGAACTAGCAACCAAATAGTCTCCAAGCATAATTAAAACGCTCTTCATCATCTTTTCAGTTAGTATAGTCTTTGTAACCCATCCTACAATCATTCCCATTGATTTTCTCCTGTTATTATTTTAATTCTTTGTAAATCTTTATACCCATATATATCACAGTAGCAATAGCACCTAACGCGCTAAAGAAAGGAGGAAGAACTTCCATCCAAGTAACCATTGAACCTGATATTCCAACTGTTGCTGTTTTTAAAGTATCTTCCATTTTTCTCCTTATTCTCTAACAAATCCTTTATATGTTTCAGAATCCCAGTTGTTTGTAGTTGCTTCCCAAAATCCAGTTGTTTGAGCTTCCCAAGATTCAGGTAGTATTATAGTTTCTCTATTAAAAGTTGAAGGCTCACCATCGTCCCAAGCCTCATTAAATGAATCCCAATTATGAGCAGTTAATTGTTGCCATTGAACAGGTCCTATATACTCTCTATTAAAACTCATGAGGTGCTATTACTCCTCCTCTTTGTTTATGTGTTTTTGAGTATTTTTTAGCTCTTTTTAAGCCTTTCATATACTCACCCTCAAAGAACATCGCTAAATCTATATTCATCGTAGGAGGAGTCTTATAAAGGTCTGATAAAGCTTTATGTACAATTACCTCATGAAATTGGACTGGCACTTCGCTTGAAGGTCCAGAAGGGGCTGTATCTAAGCTAGTCTCTGTAAAAGGAAGTGCTAATACAATAGCATATACTCTTATATTCTTTGTACCAGCAACACTACAGCTTTGATAATTAGATGTTTTATCATCCCTTGTAATAGCATTAGTAGCTTTTTCTATAATAGCAATCCTATCGTTATCTATATAGTAATATCTATTATTACTACTAGAAGTAGGTGCAGCCAATGCATTTGCATCAGAAGTAGCTATTTCATCATCCTCTATTAGAGGTTTGCCAATCATTCTTGGAATAGCAACATCATTAAACTCAACGCTGATAATCTTTACAATATCAGCGTCAAGTGTATAATATCGTTGCCCTGCAACAGAACTTTCGATAAGAGTTGTTTCTACTATCTCAGACTCTGCACAAAATGTGTCAGAAGCCCTGTTTAGCATTTTATTTATTTCAACAACACCTTTAGTTGGATGGTGCTGCTGAATCAGTTCCACCATTTCCTTCTGATTCATTCTCTTTCTCCAGTTGAGTTAATACTTCAATAGCACCTTGTGCTTTGAGTACCATTTCATGATAATATGCAGCTTGCTTTTGATATCCAGTAAGTTGCTCTTTCAGGTTAATTAAAGCATCTGCATTAGTTGGCTGATTAAGCTTTTCAGCCTCTTCTTTATACTCTTTTACTTTTGTTTCTTTTGCCATTATTGACTCCTCTTTTATCTTATACTATTTTAGTAGATACTAATAAAGTTTTCTTTTTAAGGCCTGTGTCCAATCCTTCAGAATTAGTTCCTGCAACAATTTGACTTTTTACTGCAGCAAGTATAGCCTCTTTAGTCTCAGCTCCTGTATAGTTTTCTAAATTGTACTTATAACGCAATCCATCTCCATCATTAAACCATACCTGTATGGAATTTTGTGAATTTCTTACAGTTTTTATAGCCTCTTTTATTTCTATTGCATTTGCTTGTTCTGTTGTAAATAATGCCATATTTTCTCCTTTAAGCTGTTACTTCTCCTGTGTGTGATACATTCCTCCAATAGCTTCCTTGATATATAAATATAAAGCCGCCATACCCTGCTGGTACTGTGATATAATCAGAATTATCGTCAGCAATACATCCTGCTAAAAGCAATTTATCACCACTTGCAGCATCTGTTGAGTTGTTATACATTACCAATGTATTAGCACTAGAAGTTTTCACTACATATAGCATTTGTCCTTCCACGCCTCCATCTAACCCTTTAATGTAGCAATGTCCACTACTTGTATCACATCTTAACATACTAACTCCAGCAACACTTGTATTTGTAAATGTACCATTAGCTATGTCTACTTTTGTATCACAATTTATAGAGTTTACTTGAGCTATACCTGCTACATCTAAATCTTGTCCTGGTTCTGCAGTTCCTATTCCAACATTTCCACCATTTAACATCATAGTATCAGTTTGCGTTCCATTAACTACAGTTCTAAAATAAAGAGTAGCATCTTCAGTTCCATTGGTCATATCTTTAATTCTTCCATATATATCGCAATAATCAACATTATGAGCTGCCTCACCTGTAGCATCATTCCTTCCTATAAAAGTAAGAGCTCCAAGATAGTCATCATCAGCTGGACTTGTACTATTTCTATATAAAGCGATATCAGGCCCAGTAGCAGCATCTGCATCTGTGCATTCTATCATCATCATTGGATTTGTATCTGATATACTAGCACCAGATACATGTAGATTTGCCAATGGACTTGTAGTTCCTATACCAACGTTGCCACTCTTGTCGATTGTCATTCTAGTGCTAACACTTGTCCCTCCAGGATTAGTCATAAACTTCAATCCGCTAGGGAGGTCATTTGTAGTTGCATCAGTTCCATCTACATAACCTCTAATTAAGCCTCCAATTATTGAAGTACCAGAGGCATCTTTACCTAGAAATTTTATATCACCCAAAGATAAACCATCCGTAACAAGATGAGCTGAAGGGTCTTCTCTATAAAATCTTATCTCTCCACCATCATGTGCGGCTGTAGTAGATTTATTAACTATATATATTTGGGGTTTTTCATCTTCAGTGGTATTTTCAATATGCAGTTTAGCATTTGGACTTGTACTTCCTATACCAACGTTGCCATCGTATTGTATTGTCATTGCTTGAAATGGATTTTGAGAGTGGTTGTTAACCCAAAAAGACAGATTTGCGCTTAATTTGTCTTCTTCTTGCCCATGCGTAGCAGTTGCCCTAATCTTTGCAGAAGACCTATAGGTACCACTCCCACTATCATTGTCATAAGATTGGAATATAATTTGACCAATAGATTTCCCATCGTTTATATAACCACTACTTTCTCTTTGTTGAAAAACAATATTTCCACCTTCCTGGTCCGCTGCACCTACATGCTCTATAGTCAGGTCAGGGTCTCCGCCATCTGTGTCATACAAATGCAATAAAGATGCTGGAGATGTAGTTCCTATACCAACTTTCCCATCATACTTTATTACCATCTTAGTAGTAACTCCAGCGCCATTATTATTTGTATTAAATAATAATTTACCTGGCATTACATTATTAGCAGGTGTGTTACCATCTACATCAATCCTACCTTCTATTCCAGCAGACTGAATAAACTCATTACCATCTGCCCCATCAAATCTTATTGTTCCAAGATGGTCATCTTCACCAACAAGAGTTAAATCGGACACCCCTTCTCCTGCGCTTTTTCTAAAAAGCAAATGAGGGTCTTGGGCATCTGTTGTTGCCCCGCTTCTTATCTCTAAAGCAGTGCTTCCAGTAGAATAAAGAGATAAAAGATTTTCAGGAGCTGTAGTTCCTATACCAACATTTCCAGCAGAGCCTATAACCATTTTTATAGAATCTGCTGTTTGAAACATCATTTTATCCCTATCAGCAGTAGTAGCATGTGCTGCATGCCTATATTCAATTTTTCCACCATCAAGGTCTGGACCAGTTACCTCTGAAAATTCTATTCTTGACGCTCCATCATTTGGCGTAGCTATGGATAAAATTGCTGTAGCAGCAGACCCACTAGCTTCTACTTGAAGTAATCTATCTGGGCTAGAAGTTCCTATTCCAACAAAGCCATTATTGCCTCTCACTACCAGTTTAGTCCCACCTACTATAAAGTCATCACCAGAGTCCGAGCCAAGAGCTATAGTAGCTCTGTCTGTCCCTAATGATAAAGCTGAATTAACGCCTGTTCCATCTGCAATTGCCACTACAGAGCCTGTAGGTAATACAGCATTATCTGAGCCTGATACATTTAAAAGACTCTTATACGTACTCGCTATTGTTTTTCCTTCTAAATCTGCCATTTATTCTCCTATTGAGCAGGTGCCCCTGCTAATCCTTTTGCTGCCAAAGCCTGCATAAGCTCTGTATTGATTAATTGTTTTTGTCCTGCCAACCACTGATAAGTAGTTGTGTCTTTTGTAAATCTTGCATTAAATTCTGCTATATATCCATTAGAAATTGAAATTTTAGCTTGAATTTCAGATGAATAACCTTGAGCTGCATTTAAATATCCCTGAACCTCAGAGAGTATGGCTTGAACAGTTTGGCTTTTAGCTCCTGTAAGAGCTGTTCTTGATTGAACTTCTGTAGCAAATCCATTAATTTCTGCCTGCAAAGCTCCTACTGCTGCATTCCATTCCGCTATATGACCTTGAGCTCTGCTTATTTCACTTTGAGCAGCTTGTAAAGTTGCTTGAGCCATTTCAGTATCTTCTTGATTTAACCAATACTGAACACTTTCTGTTTCTGTCTCTCCTCCCATTGTAGTTCCATCAATTAGATTTTCAGCTTTTGTTAAAGCATCTTGGACTCCTGTAATCCCTGTTCCTGTCGTATATTGCGATGCATCTCCAAATAAAGCAGGGGCACTAGAATCTGCTCTAAATTTATCAACTGCTGTATTCATAGCTGTTAAAGCTGTAGAAAAATCTGAACTATTATCTGTTTGCGTTATCATTTCTCCAGCTTCAGCTACAGCTTTTGCAACTTCTGTTACTGCGTTACCTGTTTGAGTGTTAATTGAATCACATAAAGCCTGTGTCTCTGATAGCTCTGTTTTGGCTGTATTTAATGCAGTATAAGCATGAGATGCTGTTTCTGTTATTGTATAATAATCCTGATAATAGGCAAGTTTAGACCCTATTATCTTTCCAGCAGCAAATAAAACTACTATATCTCTATAACTTTTAGGGAATCTTGGAATATCTCCATCTGAAGTGATGTCAAATTCATTTGTCTGGACAGGCTTTGCAACATCTATACTTGGCGTTCCTTGTGCAGGCAATACATTTACCTGACTATTCTTTACATAATATACAGGAGAAACAGAAGGAGCATAATGCAAACTATCTTCATCTAGAGCTTGCCTTGCCATATCTGCTGATATTGGGGTACATTCGTATATCTTTCCATCAGAATGTGTTAAATATACATTGGTAAAATAGTCTGAATAATCACCACCAAGGGTAAATTTATAGCTAGTCCAATCAGAAGAAGTGCTTGTTGTAAATAATGCTAGTTTATCTGGAGTAGCTTTAGCTACTAAATCAATTACAAACTGAACTCCATTAACTAAAACTCTTTCTGCATTACCTTCTGCAGAAGAATAAACTTGACCATTCCAGCTATCTATATCTCCAGTATAATACTCTATTCTGTCTCTTAATGCCATTATTTACCCTTCTTCTTTTGAGTGTTAAGCTTCCTTCTAGTATTAGGTTTAACTCCATGCCATGGATTACCTATACTGCCTGAGTATACTACTTTAGCCATTATCTAGAAGCTCTTGCAGTACCTCTAGTCTTAGTAATACCACCAGAGCCACCTTTTTTCTTTCTTCCGCCTCTAGTTACACTGCCCACCTTAGCAGCCTTAGCACCTTTCGTCATCTTAGCTTTACCTTTTATTTTTTGTAGCTTTCCTTTTTTCTCAGTTCCGCCACCAGGCATACTTCCAGCTCCTGGTCCTCTACCTCCAACACCTGCAGGGAACATAGCATCAACTATTTTACTAGCTGTCTGTATTAAATCTATATTTGTTCTTGTTTTTTTTGATTGTGCCATTATTTACCTCTTTTAATGATTATAAATTGCTACATGTAAAAATTGTTTTCTACCTAAAATCTTTTCTCCTCCCCCTAAATTTTCATACGAAAATTTTAACCTGTATTTTACAGCTTGACCTCCAGTTTCCTTTGGAGCTGTTCCAGTTGCATCACTTTTGTCAAAAATAGCAGTACAATTTTCACTGTCTAAAGGAGCTACTGCATCACCCATATTTGTATCATTGATTAACTCGAATCCATCTGTATAATTTGTACCATCAACTGTATATTGCAAATCAGTAGAAGTTCCTGAATTTCCAGTAGTATCACTACTGTTCACAGTATATCTTACGAATCTTGAATTGATAGCGAAAGTAGCTACTTCTGATATTTTATAAGGAATAGGGTCTGTATAAAGTGTAGAGCCAATAGCAAATGCCATCTGACAAAATCCATGTATACCACCATCATATACCTTTTCTAGCTTTGGAATTGTAAATTTAAACTTATCACCAGTAGTGTAAGTATTATTAGGTATTGCTATTTCAACACCTTCATCTATAGACGCATATACAAGATTACCTGCTAAATCAGTCCCATTTACTACATGGACAAATTTATCTGTAGTTCCAACGCCTGCATATACTGTTTCTTCATTACCTTTTCCTTCGTTTTTTATATAATGAAAATGGTCAGTACCTGAATTTCCTGTCATTACTATAGTATATGTAGCACCTTCATTAGCATCCCCTGTAGCTCTTAGCTTAGGAAAGTCTACTGCTAAGGTTGAACCGCTAGTTTGCTCACCAGTTATACTTTGAGCAATGCATCTATATCTTTTCCATTGTCCCATTAGTGAGGAATAACACCTATTATAATCGTACTATCAGATTCATTTGCTGCGGCTGTAAGCTCTAAATGCATATGTGGTAACTTTCCTTTTGCATCCAAGTCATATACAGCTACTTGTGCTGCTGTATCTATAGCTCCAGCACTTATAATATTATCATGCAAATCAACATAATTTGTTCCATCTACACTACCTTTGACGCTTACATTTAAAGTTGTAGCAGCATCAGTATCAATAAGAGTAGGGTTTATTATAATAGTAAAATCACCTTGTATAGGCCAGTCAAAATCATATGTATAATCAGCATCTGTGCCTCCATCCATTGCAAAATAACACCAATGCCCTACAGTATTATTTAAAGTTGATTCTCCAGGAATAACTGAACTTGCATATGCTTCAACTGTAGCATTTGCTATTGTAAGGTCTGCTAAGCTACTCCATTTTGAGCCTAATCTATCGGCCATATCTTTTCTCCTAAATTTGTGAATCAGAGGGGGATTACTCCCCCTCGTCATCAATTAAACACGTTACTTACTATGATGGGTCAGCACCAACACCGCCAATATCGGATTGAGGCATACCACTTGCGTCTACCTTAGCCATTCCATCTATTGTAGGCACAATTGCTATTCTTACAACAGCTCCATCCAGGTCGCCATCAGGGTCAATTCGAACTTTATAAACATTCGAACCTGCTCCTGTAGTTCCCGGAACATAAGCTGCTGCAGTCATAACACTGCCAGCACCATTAGCTATCAAATCAGCCTTAGCAACTGTATAGGTACCATCATTAGAACTTGCTACTAATATATCTACATCAGCTGTTTGGCTATTAGTCGCAACTGCTTCAGTGTTATACATTACAGTGAATGTAGTACCTGAAGGCAGAAAGTCAATAGCTGCACTATCAACATCTACAGTTCCGCCTGCAGTATGGGTCAAATCTGAATACCATCCAGGAGTAACACCATCTTTTAACTTTATCCAAGACATAATCTACCTCCTACTTAAGAGAATTTCAAAACAGCATGTGTTTCAGGAAGAGTGATTTCTAGACCAGCTTCAGTCATAACTAAATCCCTTCTTCCATCTTCATCGTTGTTTTGAATGTTGGTTTCAATAAAAGTGTCTCGACTCACACCATTACCAACTAGTGGACGATAAGCTACATTTTTAAGGTCAACCATGCATGCATAGTCTTCCCAAGGGCCTCTTAAAAGGGGCTCTGCAACAAAATGTAAATTACCAAAGATAGTATTTACTACAGTTACTTGATGGCCGAAAGCTCCAGGCACAGTATCAATATCAAGTCTATACTGGCTAGAACCAACAGAGTTATTCAAGAATGAACCATTACCTAGTTTATTCAAGTAAGTAATAACCTTTCTAGAAGCTAGAACAAGCTTATTACCACTATTACCAGACTCAGGTGCAAAATAATCCTCCATTGCATCTAAGAAGGCATCATAACCAGATGAAGCATAAGACATATTGTACGTTTTCCCATTTACCTCAGTATAAGGAATTATACCATGAGTAAATCTAGCTGTACCTGCTGTTTCAGCAGTTGCTCCAGTATCACCTTCAGTTCCGTGACCTGCAACACCTCTACCAAACAACATAGCGTTTTCAATATCCATCTTATGTTCCATTAGTTTTTCTTGCCAAACTCTTTGGTATTCATTTGAAAGACCTCTATATTCTGTAGCCATAGCTGTTCCAGAGAAAAGATTCATTGCAGTCTTAAAAATCTGACAATATCCTTCTCTATCGAATAAAGCATCTTCCCAACCAAGTGGAGCAGTAGAGCCTTCAGCCCATGCACTTCCTATTACTTGACCTTTTGCACCTGCAAGGATATCCTCAGTAGCAGTCATATCCTTACCAACTACAAATAGGTCTTCACCTGCAATTGTAGTTTGCCCAGCATCATGCTTTATTTCTCCATCAGTACCAGCAGTAGCATCCCCAATAACTGTATCTCTAGCAATTCTAAGAATTACTACACCTTCAGTGGTTTTAACTGCCAATGTCTGACCTGGAAGTATAAATTTACAAGGCTGGTCAGCCTCTATTACACCTTTTGTATTATAACCACATTTAATAACTAAATCACCACTAGACCCAAGTGCTACACCTGCGCCTTTATTTAGATTTAGTCGTGCAGTTACTACTTCAAAATTCCTTCTTTGCCACTGATGTCTTTGCTCTAGCGTTTTGAATACTGGGTCATTAGTAGCTTTCTTAGCTACTTTTGACAAATATACAAAAAACGGAGATTGTTGGGGAGCAAGTTCAGCAACTCTTTCACCGAAGTTAAAAAGTCGTCTATTATTATCAATACTTATTCCCTGGACAGCAGAGCCAAAAGAAGGATTGTACTTACTTTGACTTAATGTTGCCATTTATATTACCTCTTTGTTTTACCCTCTATCAACTACCCTTTAGGCCTTCAAGTAGGGCGATTATTTCCAGGGATTTTTATTATTAAAATCCCCTATCATTGTGTCCATAATCTGGTCTTCTGTAGAGCGTCCATCAGTCTGTCCACCAGCCGAGGGCATTACGCCCATTGGTGATGGAACCTGTGCAGCCCTTTTCTCTTGCTGAAAAGCTTGAGAAGGCTGTGCAGGTGCAGCTTGAGGAGTTTGTTGTCCTTGTTGAAATCTCCACAATTGTACCAAATTATCCATTGTTATTGATTCAGGAGAGGCCATTTCCTTTACAAACTGATTAGCTTGGTCAGGACTAAAGCCATGTGATTTCTGTACATACTGTTTAACATCATGAACCTGCTTCTGCTGTTGTGCATATGCTTGACGCCTTCGAATATCCTCTTGACGAGCTTTTTCTTGGGCTTGCATACTTTCTTTAACAGTAGCAATCTCATAATGATGCTTCAGCTGATTGTACTCATCCATGTTATCTCTCCAGTCATCCATCTCATCAAGGTACTTAGCAGAATCGCTTGTACTATCAGTATAAGCTTCTTCTCTACTAAAGTGCCTTGGTTTTTCAGGCTTATCTGGCGGAGCTGGAAATTCTTCCTTGGCTGGAGCTTGAGGGACTGCAGCTTGCTGTTGTTGTGCTTGCATTTGCTGGGTCTCTACATTTTTCAACTGATTTTCTAATCTTGCAGCTCTTGACTGCCAATACTGAAAACGAGTATCATCGTTTTTAGCGTCCACTGGCTGTTCTGGGGCTGGAGGTGTAAAATCTTGCTGTTGCTCTTGCTGTGGTTGAACTTCTGTTTCCTGCGCAGGTGTGGCGAATACTTCGTCAGCTGCTTCCGTCTTTCCTAGAATGATATCGTCAACGGAAAATTCGCTCGAGGAGCCTTCGTTAGCTTGAGCCGGTTCAAACGCATTATCAGCGTTGCCTGGATTAGCATTCTGAGGGGTGTCCTGTACATTGTCAATTTCCATATAAACTCCTTACTTTTTTTTGGCTGCTTCCTTGCTGGGGGAAGGTGAGCTCATGTCTTTAATCGCAGTTGCGACTTGTTTTTTTATGCCAGCAAGCATATCGTCAAGGCGTTTCTCGTAAATAGTCCCTGCTGCTTGAGATTTGTTTTTAACTTTATCAAGTTCAGTTTCTACCTTGTTAACCGCCATTTTCTTTCTTAGATTTACAGCTTCTCTATCACGAGTCTGTAAATCACCCTTGAGTTTCTTTATTTCTTCCTGAGAGCCTTGAAGTTGTTGTTGCAACTGCTGAATAGTATCAGTTCGTTGCATAACACCCTCAATGTCAAACACCTCAGTCTTCTTAAGAACTTCTTGCCTATCAATAAGTCCTTTAGAATAAGCATCCATATAGAACTCAAGTTCTGCGTATCGATTTGTGGGTAAGGTTGAACCTGCCACCACGATAACATCATATTTTCCTACTGTAATATCATTAATGACTTTAGCTTCACCAGTTTTATCATCGTAAAGCCTTTTATTCATTACATACTCATTCATAGAATTATTAGGATTAACAAGCCTAATAACCTTTTGAGTGTTATACAGTTGCTGCATTAAAGGTATGGCTACTTGGGCTACCCTAGTTAAGCCAGCTTCAATATCAGCTAATTTAGATTTAATTTTTCTTTGACCAAATTCATCAAGACTGATAGTAGCCTTGTATGTTTGTGGAGCTGCTTGTGTGTTACCCATCATCATTTCATATAGTCCTAGTTGATGGTCAATATCATTTTTAGCAGTTATCTCGTTTTGGTACAATTCATTAGGAAGAGGTAAGGGCTGTACAGGCATAGGAGCACCATTATCCATATCTACAGATATTGCTACTCCTGGCTGTGCCCATTTCTCTTCAAAGTCTTTCATATCCACGCTACCCTCGGGGACTAAAATCTTTACATTGGTAGCTGTAGTAGCATGTGCTACTATTAGCGACCTAGTTTTATTAATATATTCCTGCATATTCTTAACCATTCGTACATCTGAAACAGGGAATGGTGTGCGAGTGTGTATGTTCGCGAACGGGACAATAGGGTAATTTTCAATTGGAAGTTCTCTTTCGTATAGTAACTTATCACCCATTATGACGCACATATGAACTCTTTGTACCTGAGTCTGCGCTACTTCAATAAAGTTATTCTTTACAAGAAAGTCTACGTTTACTTCTTTTACATCTAACTTAGGAGGCGCAGGTAGGTCATCTACCTTGATGCCCTTACTTAGAGCTTCTTGAGCAATTATTTCATATTGTTGTGCTAATTGCATTTCAAGTTGAGCTATAAGCTCTTTAGCTTTATTCTCATCTAAAATAGGTTGTCCTTGTACAACCCATGCAGGTCTTTGTATGTAAGCATTAAATTCATCTGCTACTAATAAATCCTCTTTTCCAGAGAATTTCTCAAAGATTCTATACCTATTGACCATAATCTTATAATATCTTTCATATCCTCTGATATACTCATCATTCTCTCCCCACGGGTTAGAATATGTTTGAGTAACTGTATCTTCTGGAAATGATGCAATTCCATCATCTTCCCTGTCGGTTGAGGGTCTATCTGTATCAAACTCATCTTGAGCTGCGTTTGATATAGCCTTTTCATACATAGGATAGAGCTTTTTAGCTTGGTCACGAGTATACAGCCTAGATACTATAATATTTTCTGCATCATCAAACATTCTATGTCTAGAGTTAGGGTCTACGTATACATCGAGCGGGTCAACGTCATGTATACATACTTCACCTTTGCCCATGTCCATCATAGGGTCTTGGTAAACATTAATATAACCCAAACCTTTTACATAGTAATCATCAACTACATTCCTTATAACAGTCCTTCCATCGGATATATCGTACATATACGATAATAAAGCAGACATTACATTTGCTACTTTCCTGTCAGAATCCTCTCTAGGTGAGCACCTAAAGGAAGGTCTATTAGCGGTTATCATAGATTTAGCTGCTTCTACAGCAGGATGTATCCTATTAACTACAATAGGAGCTTGTCCTCTAGATTCGAGAACCCGTCTCTGCTCTGCAGTCCATTGTTTACCCAAACGAAACTCATCATCTTCTTGAGCATGTTTAGCCCACGTCTCTCGATTAAGGCTATACTTCTTAAAAAGGTCTCTCGTCTCTTGGGCTTTATCTTTTTTATTATTTTGGTCGTAGGCCATCAGCGTAAATTAGTTGTTATTGTATCATCCAGTCAAGTACTTTTTTTGTAAAGCTATCTTTTTCTTTCTTTTCAGGGTCAAAACTCTTCTTTCTACAAGGCTTTGCACCCTCTAGTGCTGTCCAAACGCTATCCATTACATCATCGTGCTTTCCTTTTGGATAAGAAAGGAACTCTTGCTGTGGTATCATATCTTCAGGTCTAAAGAAAAACTGCTTCTTTGCGAACATAGGCACTAAAGATAAAAGTCTCTCACTCTTTCTATTTCTGGGCTTTACACCCTTCTCTAGCCCAGGTATATATAAATTGTTCTTTAACATAAGCTCTTTAGTAGCAGTACGAAGTGCCTCTTGATACCCAACAGTCTCAATCTTCATTCTTCTGGGCCTAAACTTCTTAAACGTCTCAATAATGATATCAGGCTGTTCCGCAGGCGAGATGCGCTTTCTATAACAATCCAAGATATACTTATTGTTGTCACTGTCAATCCCGATAGTAGTAATGACAAAGAAGTCTGCATGAGACGCCAAAGAACTAGCGGGGTCAACACCACTATAGACTTCAATAGGGATAATTTTTCTTTCATCTTCTACCTCTCTTACCAGACAGTTCTGGCCGTTAATTCTCTCAAAGTCGTAATGATGCAACTTTATCCATTCAGGTTTAAAGGGTGCATTATCAGGAGATTGAGCTATATTCATGTATTCTTGATAGAATCCATTCAAGTTGCCTACTGCCTCAAATTCTGACTTAATTTGTAAGATTCTCTCTCTTGGGAATCTCTCAGGCCATATACTCTTCTCTTCCTCGTCCCAGATGGAATACCATAAGCATTTCCACGATGAGGACTCTTTTGCCCAATAAAGGAAGCAATCTTCCGATATTACCGTTCCTATCATAGCTATTTTACCATCATCTGATAACGAAGGTATAACAGCTTCGGTAATCCACTTTCTATTCTTAGCTCTAGCCTCTGGTGTAAAGGCATTTAGCTCTGATTCAAAGTCATCTACTATAATTAGGTTAGGACGAGTATCTCCCTCTAGGAATCCCCTAACTCTTTGTCCAGTACCAACTGCTACCATACGAGTACCATTAGCAAGGACAATATCGGTATTTGTCCATCTAGTAGCGGTATTTGGACCCATATCCCCAAATAAAGCCTTAAATTTGTCACTATGTATTAAATGATACTTTATTCTAGATAGGAAGTTAATAGACTGTGCTTGTGACTCAGATATGATTACAATGAACAATCCTTCGTCTGAAGCTTTAAAAGCTGTCCTATATAGTGGGTAAATGAGAGTAGTAACAGTGCTCTTAGCCGTTCCTCTAGGTGCAGCTATTAAAACTCTCTTGTCGTTGTCGTTTCGAAGGGCCCCATATATATTTATATGAAACGGAGGGGTTGCTTTGCGGAGGGCGGTAGGGAAGCAGATTCTTCCAAACAGTGCCATGTTGTCCTTTAACTTCTTTAAGGACTGTTTCTTCGCATATAGCTCTTCGTAATTCATTATTCCTTACTAGACTCAGTAGTTCTCTGTGCTAATAAGGTTTTCTCCTCTTTTACAATATCATCAATAAGCTCTGCACTGCTATGTGCTTCTAGCTTGTCGGTAGTCTTAACAAGGTGTTTTTCCTTCATACCGTGCATATCCTGTAGATTTTCTATACCTCTCATAAGATTTGTAACATCTTTCTTTGATTTTGCTAATTGTATTGTCTCTTCTAGAAGATTAAGTGTATAATCCTCTGTCATACCATGCTCAGTAAGCAATTTAACCAGTTCTTCTCTAACCATACCCTTAAATACCTCCGTTTTCATGGTTCTTTTCCACTTTTTCTTCTCCCAGCTCTCTACTTCGCCAAGAGCCCATTCTATAGCAATGTCATAGTCGGGTTTAATAGCGAACATAGTCGCTAAATTCTTCATTTTATCCTGCTTTGCTTGTACTTCTATGTATCTCTTGCCAGACATGGTGTTATTAGCCTTTCTTCCCTTAACCTTTAAAGGCTTTGTATTCCCTTTAGGGTTATAAAACGTGTATCCCCAAGGAAATCTTAGATATACATTCTTCCTACCGTTGCTTGTTTTATAAATTCGTCTAGATATAACCTTTGCCACGTACTCATCGTCTGATATTCCATACTCACCCTTATCGGCATCCTGCCATTTTTTATAAGCAATGCCTTTTTCATCAGCCTCTTCTTTCTTATACACGGTATAAGTAGTAAGACCTTTGTCTTTATGTTTAATATTTATGGTATACATTAATTATTTTAAATAATCTAGGTAAGCAGAGCCCTTTGCCTTAGCTCCAGCTAAGTATTTAGCCCCTGCAAATATAGCACTTCCTATATCACTCATTAATAACGACTCTAAATCTTTATCTGATATATTTGATAGATTAACATCTTTCCCTAAAATGCTTTTAAAATGGGACTTAGCCTTAGGACCGAAATATGCTGAAGAATTTTTTATTAAATCTTTAGCTGTTTTTGGCTCTACTTGGAAATAACCCAATGCAGGACCACCTCCTTTCTGCCTATCCCATTTGCCCCCTCCACTTTCGTGAACACCAGTAGCATAGAGTATATCTGCTAATTTCTTACCAGATATGCCTTCATCTCCATGGAAAACATCCCCAGCTATATCAGAAACATTGCTAATATTATGCAAAGATTCCTTTTTATAAGGGTCTTTAAAGGTCTCTTGATGCTCTCTAAATAAGTCCATTTTATCAGTATCTGATTCACTTTGATAAACAGCTCCCCATACATCAGCCATATCCATAGGCTTGGTAATATCTCTAGTAGCCTCACTTACAAGCATATCAACCTTAGTATTATCAGGAGCTATAGTCTCAAAAGCCTTATCACTTTTAGGCATTACACTAGCAATAATATCTTCTGATACACCTTCATTCCTCATATCAGTAACCGCTGCTACTTGAGCTTCCTTAGCATCTTGATAGTTATCTAAAAAACTACCTCTATTTCTTTGCATTTCTTTTAGGTTATCTAAGCTAGATTCACCTACTGGAAGAGCATCTATCTCAGTACCCTGTTTACCTCCAATAAGGTTAAATAACCCGCTTAAGAACCCTGTATTGTCATTTTTAGCCATATTGGAATATACAACTGTAGTATCCTTAAATGCAAGATGTTTGTGATTTACAGCACAATATACGGGACAAGCGTAGGAATCCTTATTAGGGCCACCTTCATCAAGATAAGTAGCTCCTAGTACCATAAATACGTAAAATACAATAACATCCATAGGTACCTCTAAGAGCCTTCGAAGAGAGTTACTATAAGAGTACCGAAGAGGGTATCTCTTATTAAAAAACTAAGTGTAATGTAAGTAGCCTATGTAAGTAGCCTACTTAGAGTAAGAAAATAACAACATTACCCCAAAAAGTCAAGTAAAAAAATTTTTAAAAAAATTTACCGAGAATGGGAGTTTGAGATATACCACGATAGACCCCCCGGCAAAATTAGGCCCTATGGGGTCTCTTACCGTTGAATTTTGCCATGGTTGGTCTATCTTAAGACCAAGACCACGGTCAGCCAGACACGATGTGTCGGCTGTCTGTGCCTCCGCCTTAGCTACTGTCCTCTGCCTTAGCCACTCTCTTTAAGACCGCCTCTTGTTGGTAGTGCAGTTAGATTTATTCTAGCTGTAGATAATAAGACTAGTATGACATAACTAATACAATTCATTGAGCCCTACGATGCCACACTCAATGAACGGAGCAGTAGGGAACCAAGAGCGTGCACGCGGCACGCGACTAGTCTTATTATCTAGTAATACCATACATGCACAGGGTATGTATGATAGTGAATAGCATAAGGAGATAACGATGTTAAACAAGTTATTTGATGCTTTAAAAGCCACCTTTGGCACCATCGCAGTTGGAGAAGGGTGGGTTAGAATCTCTACTACAGAGCCTCTACCTGCTGAAATCCAAGCGATGGTTGATGAATGTGACCTGTACGCACAGATTAGTGAAGGCGACAGAACTAACGAGCCTTGCACATTCATCAGAAAGCAAAGAACTACTGACGAGCAAGTTGACGCGTTCAACGGCGAGTAGTAGCTTTGCCTTCGAGCTAAAGACTCGCCTCTGAAGTATAGCTAGCTTTAGTACTCAATAGCACATTCTATCGTGGACAGCCGAACCTGAAAAGGGACCTGTCCACGAAGATGTAAAGTCTCGGCGTAATCAGAGATTACTCTTTGTTTTTGATGTAAGTAGAGTTTAGTGCTCTTTCTTTCTAATGGATAAATGGATGTAAATTTTTAATAATAGTTTAACGCAGATAATACTCTTGCACAATACCCTGTATTTCTCCTTAAATCATATAATAGTGCCATTATCTGCGTTAAGCTAAACAAAGTATTGATTAAATAAAAAAAGGAGTAAATAGATGCATTACGCGGATATAATGTTTTACCTAGCACTAGCAATATTGTTGACATATTTATTTATATGTTTTTCAGTAATAGCAGTTTCGTGGCTTATTGACTTAGGATGTTATGTATTAGAACTATTTCATAGGTCTAAGAGATGAATAGAGCTATATGTCCTTATAAGCATAGATATCAGCTACTTGAATGGGCTATTTGTAAGTGGCCTATGGAAGCTAGTAGATTCAAGAAGATGAAAAAGAAACAGTTGTATGCGATATATTACAACACAAACCCCTAGCAAATAAAGGAACTTTATGATACAATAATCATAATTATATTAGTTAAGTCGTTGCCTCTAGGTAGCGACTTAACACAAATTTTATTAAATAAAGGAGCAAAGAATGAGAAAAGAAAGAAGATATCTAGATATGTCAATGATTGGAAAAGTAAAGATTGTTGATAAAGGTGGCAAAACTCTCAAGATTCTTTCAAGAGAAGAGTTTAAAAAGCAATACTATGTAGTTAAGCCTAAGAGAATGGTTGATACATACGTGCAAGGAGGTAAATAATGTTTGTAGTAGGATTTGCATATGCATTAGTAGGCCTCATATGGTTCTTAAATGGTATTAAAGAGCAAGAAGAGAAAGAGAAATGGGATAGAATAGCAGAGGCGATGCTACATCCCAAGCTCAAAGTGTCTCCAGGCTTTAATGAAAGATTACAAAGAAAGATTGATAATCTAAAGGGAGAGGCGTGATAGTTAGGATGTGCGTGTATATTGCGATGCTAGGCTTTTGCCTAGTGTCGTGGTATGCATTTTTCTTCATATTAATTAAAACAACAACAATAATAGCGAGGTTTATATGAAAAAATCATCAATGTTCATAACATTAAGTATCTTATTTCTAATGTCGGCAATAAATATAGTGGTAGTAACCACTGTAACCAATGATGTTAAAGAAAAGATTGATGTTATTAAGCACAATCTATATCTTGTAAAAGGCGATTTAGTAGCCTATAAAAGTGATGTTAATGAAATGCTTTTAGCTACAAGTGATAGAGTAACAGAATATGCTGAAGAAATGGATGCAATGAAATCAGAGATTTATACATCTATGTTATCAACAGCACAAGCTACAAGTAGCAGGATTGACTCTTTATTAGCAGATTTAAAGTCTATGAAGAATAATGTCGGTTCTGTTAAAGGACTCTTAAAATGAGCGATAAAAGAAGGATAGAATATATTAACGAGCTTAATCTTTCTATCGAAGACTTAAAGAGTCAGAACGCAGAGATGCGTAGAACTATAGAACAAGCTAAACAAATGATTAAACAGCAAAGGCTTAATCAGGAGTTTAATGATAAGTTCTTAAAAGATAATGGCTTATGGGATAAATATGTAGCCATAAGAACTAATGAAACAACATAATCTGTGGATGCATGGTACAAACCTCATGTCAGATTAGTTTAAATAGGGGAGGATATTGACAGGCGAGTTACTACGATAACCTTTTCAGGTGCCCTGTAACTAACGAGGGTCAAGCCTCCCCAAATAATTGAGAGAGCCAATAACTGGTCCTCCTATCAATGTGGTCATAGACTGGGATTGGTACCAGCTTCGTGAAACAGATAGGGAAAATAAGTCCTACAACCTAGGTGAAACTGTCAGCTAGTAGGCAAAGGAAAATGTGAGGTTCTCTCAAATAATTACAGGCACAAATAACTGCGGGATTTAATAAACAGGAGCTTTATTAAGTACAACATATACGCAGCAAGGGAATCGACTGGCTGGAAGTTGCAGTAGGCCTCGGTTGAGGTAGTATAAAAACTCCACGCCTGTATAATTACAACAACAATAGCAAAAAGGAGAGAAAATGAAGCTAAAAGAGATAAAAGTATCTTCAATTAATCCATCAATATACAATCCACCATCAAGAACAGTGGCTAATCGTTCTATTGACGGCTTGAGGGAAGATATAAAAGAAAGAGGTCTTATTGAGCCTTTAACAATCGATAAAAACAATGTAATAATCAATGGACATAGAAGATTCAGATGTATCCTTGAATTAAATTGGAAGAAAGTCAATGTAATACAGCATCAGATTGAGCAAAAAACAACAGATTCATTCTTTTTAGCAACAAATGAACATACACTTAGAATGAATGGAGCTCAGTATCTATGGCGTTACATGAACAAAGCTTCTATTCCAGAAAAGTATCTAAATCTTTATATAAAGCCTTTAGAAACTTGGCTTGGAAAGAAAGCAGCTTGGGGTCTTTTTAGACTATTAATAGAAAGAAACACTTCACCAGCAAGTATTCATACAGTAATGAAAATGTATAGAGATTATACTGGTCAAAGTACTCAAGTTCAAATGAAGAAATTTGCATATTATATGCTAAATGTCGAAAGTATTATGAAGACAAAGCATGCAATGTACAACTTCATTCCAAAAAGACAGCTTATTGGCTGCATAGAGAAGAGAAAGAAATTAAAAGCTCTATATGTTGCCCCAGGTAGCTTAAGGTTGCCTAAAAAAGCTAAGTCTTAAACATTCCCTAACACATGGATAAGCTCATCGAACTGTACAGCGTGAGTAAAATAGTGTGTTTTTACCCTCGGGGAGGAGTATGCCACTTCTCCCCATCATTTAAAACAAAAAGGAGAAAGAAATGAATTTATTCAAGTCTTTAATAGCACTTTTATCAATAGTAATAATTTTAATGATATACTTAATAAAAGTATCATTAGATGAATGTTCGAACGGCAATAGCATTGTAATATTGCCACCAATAGAGAAAAGCGTAGAGAAAAGCGAGTTAACACCATTCGAGAAGGAATTTAAGTTCCAAAGAAATTTACTTGGACCTGGAATGACTTTTGAATGGAATAATAATGTATATACAACAAACCTAGAGGAGATAACGACAAATGGCAAATAGCAATCTTACATACAAACTATCATCATTTATGACAGGCAATAGACTTCAATCTAAAGATTTAAAGTCAGGCATGACTGTAGGTGATGTACTTCAAGAAGATAACATCTCACCAACTGATGTATTTCTTGAAATAACAACAGGCAATGGAGAAGCAAGAGACAGAGTAACTGTTAATACAGTTCTTCAGCCTGATGATTACTTGCAAGTTCACAAGAAAAGTAACAAATCTGGTAAATAGTGATAGGTTAACCTAAGCAGGCAGGGTAAGTTTCTCGTTTTATTCATTCGAGCTCCTTATCTTGCCCTGCTTGCTAAAATGGAGAGAAAAATGCGATTAATAAGCTTTAGCAGTTATGTAAATAAGATTATACATAATATAGAGACATTAGAACTGCCTTATAGCAGTACTTATAAGCTTCTGAAAGACAAAGAGGCTATGAAAATGCAAGAAAAGATGATATCTCAAGTAAATGTGCAGCATGAAAAGAAATTGTTTAACATTTACTCAATTGAGTCACATTCTAATACTATGAAGAATGAGAAAGATGGAGATGTTATAAAAAAGACAACATATACTCTTACATTGTGGATTAGAATCATCAATCCAAGATTTAAATGTAGAAGATTCATCTATCCAGGAGATTATATAGCAGAATTGAAATTTAATCCTTATGGAGGATGGGAACTTGCTTTCCATCAAGATGGATGTGATAGACATGGAGAACATTGTCTTAGACCTGCAGAACATCCACATATTCAAGCAGGTAAAGGATGTTTTGGTGGTCATAAAACAGCAATAGACAATGCTTTATGGTCTGCTAATTTCTATGGTGCTTGTAAGTTAATTCGTAAATATATCGAAGAATACAATGGTAGAGATGTATACACCAGAGGTAAATACTTTGATGCAAGAGAAGATGAATTGACTGTAGACCCAGAAGCTTATTACTATATAGTAGATGATTTAAATGAAGAAGAAGCTAAAAAATTCAAATCATTTAAGCCTATTACTTTTAAGACTTATAGAGTGAAAAGAAAGTTTCATAATATAATGAATGAAAGATATAGGGTCAGCTGTTTTAGAACAAGTAAAGATATCTATAATGCATTTGCATTTTGGAACTTAATAAGTCCAGATGAAGATGGTGGAGCAACAATGCCTATAGAACAAACTTTAGAGATATTAGAAAAGTTTAGGGTAGCAAATCCATATTCATCTTGGAATGACAGAGAGAAACAAAATGAATACAATTCTTTGTGGATGAAATTTAACACAAAAGAATCACTTAGGGCTGATTTAGGAAAGGTTATACCTGACTTTATGAAAATGAAAGAGCTTGCATATAAAATGCTTTATAACAATGGCTCATTTTATTTGAATATGAGATTCAAGGTTGACTCAAAAGAACTTAAAAAATTGTCACCTCATTACAATTGGATTCAAAGTAATGTAACAGGCGATAATGATTCATCCCCTCCTATGGCTGCTATTAAGTGGCTAATTGGAAATCCTGATGTATTCATACTTAGAGCAGAAGAATCAATACACGATACCAGCTATTCTTTTGATATAACGAAAGAAGTAGAAAAAACAATACCATCTTCAAGTACCTTATTAGATGAAGCTGTAGAGCGTTTTAATTATATGAAAGAAGAGTTGGAATCGTTAAAACTAATAGTAAACAAAGAGAAACTAGCATACCTCGAAAGAGAAAGGAGAAAAGTATTAAATGAAATTAATAATAACACAGCAAAGCCAGAAACACATCAATTATCTCTTGGGTCGTTATAAAAACACTGAGTGGAGTGGACCAGCATTTTATAGCGTTAAGTACGATGATGATGGATTCCCTGCAGAATGGACACTCAGAGGTTTCGTAACACTTGACCTGGGAGACGCAACAAGCACTGAATGGGATGGTGAAGATTGGGTTGAAATATCAAAAGAAATATATGATAAGCATCCAGATTACCAGAAATGCTTTATGGGATTAATTCATTCGCACCATGGAATGGGAGCATACTTTAGTGGAACAGATAAACAGCAACTTGAAGAAGCTGCCAATAAAGTAGGATATCCCAGTCTAGTAGTAGCTCATACTAAAACAAAGTTTGCATTTGGTATAAGCTATTTAGATAACTTCAATCAAATTCAATTAGTAGAAACTAAAGATATTGAAGTTAAATCTCCTAAAATCAAGCCTCTTGATGAATGGGTTAAATACGCTGATGAAATGGATAAAAAACGGAAGAAATCACCAACTGTATTTTACAATGGACTCAGTCGTACTAAGCCAGGAGTAGGCCAAAGAACTCTTTGGGGTGGGTTTTATGAAGATAATAAAGCCTTAAAAGAAGAAGATAGGCTAGAAGAAGAGTATGAAGCTGTAGAGAAAGAAATGACTCAGGCTGAAGCTAATCTTGAGCATGGAAAGATATCTAAAAAGAAATATAACAAAATAAAGAAAAGATTCGATAAGGTTTCTAAGAAATATACAGAAACTTTTGGAGAGGAGCCAGATGATATAGCCTCTTGGAATGATTCTTTTGGACTGTTATCATGAGAAATAGGTATCTAAGAAATAAAGATATGATTGACCAGAACAAACTAGACGAGTTGACTATAATAGGCGTAGGGGGAGTCGGCTCGTCTCTGGTCATCAACGCAGCAATTATGGGCTTTAAAAAGATACATGTATGGGATTTTGATGATTTAGAAGAACATAATCTCAGCACTACAATGTATCCAGAGAAGTTCCTTGGTAAGTCTAAGACTTCAGCAGCAAAAGAAGTTGGTAAGTATTTCAATAGCAAATGTAGAATTATTGAGCATACTGAACCATGGACACCAGAAAAACCCTTAACAGACAAAGTGATGATGGCTCCAGATAATATGGAGGTTCGTCTTGCTGTTTGGAATGCTTGGAAAGATATGAATGAAAGAATATTCCTCATAGATATGAGAATGGGAGCTGTAACTATGGAAGTTATAACATGCAGCCAACAAAAAGATATATTCTTCAATACATGGAAGCCGAGTATAGACATTGCAGATGAACCTTGTACTGAAAAACATACGATATTCACAGCCTCGATAATATCAGGTTTAGGCTTATCAGCAGCATTTAATGTGTTGCATCATAGGCCTTATTATTCGTATATTTGGAAGTCGTTATCTCCATCGTCTTTTAGAAAACAACACCTAGTGCTTAACGAGAGAGGAGTCACAAATGAGACTAGAAGTCAAAAAGAGAAAAGTAGTCTCTGTAAACCCAGCAATCCTGCTGCTATACGGAGCCCCAAAAGTAGGAAAGACAACTATGTTGTCAAAACTAGATAAGTGTCTTATTGTAGACACTGAAAAGGGCTCTCATATGGTAGAAGGTCATATTGTAGAGGTTAACAGCAGAGGCGACCTAATCGAAGTTCTCAAAAAAGCTAATGGTGGACATGACTTTAGATATATTGCTTTAGATACCATCGACAAGATTGTTGATTGGGCTGAAAAGGCAGTTATCGCTGAACATGATGTGCAAGCCCTTGCCGATTTATCTTTCGGTAAGGGTTACGCACTAGTTCGTGATAAAGTTATGAACACTATAAAGGCTTTTAAGAGTATTTGTGAAGGTCTAATACTAGTTGGCCATAGAAAGTCAGCTAGAGCAATAGTAGAAGGGAAAGCTATTGTAGAACCTGAAAGTCTAGATATAACAGGAAAGCTAAAGAATATGATAATGGCAGATTGTGATGCTATTGGATATGTATTTAGAGACCCTGAAAAAGAAACATTAAAAGTATCTTTTAAATCAGGAGAAGCAATAGAGGCAGGAAGTAGATGTCCACATTTAAGAGGCGAAGAAGTCGATTTTAAGTGGTCTAATATATACAAACCAATAAAAGGAGGCTAGTGAAAATGGCTTTATACAAACCAACAACACCATCTCCTTCAGACGGCAGCAAGTTCTATGGCATCTGTAAAATAGCAATTAAAGACTTTGATGATTTATCTTCAAAGTATGATTGGTCAGATGTCTATATTTCAGTGACTGTTAGACAAGAAGGAAGTGATTATGATAAAACCCTAAGAATCACAGGAAGATTCGACAAAGATGGTAATGGCAATCTAACTGCTACTCCAGGAGAGAATAGAGTAGTAAATAAGATTAACCATTTCTTCGGTGTAATCAAATGTGAAGCAGGAATCAACATGCAAGGCGAATGGGAAACCTATGATGAAAAGCCCATTAAAGATATTGCATCATTCCTCAACGATAAATGTGGGTTTAATGGTATGCCTGGAGAAGATATGGATTATAAATATATAGCATATGTTTATAAAGAAAAATCCAAAAATGGTAGTGGCAAAGTATTTACTACTATTTATCCAGAGATTTACCTAGACACTGCTGAAAATAGGACCAAGTTGAAAGACAAGGTTAATTGGATGAAGTCTCAAGGTTACATTAAAGAGCATAAAGAATCTGCCGCTGCGCCAAATCAAGAGGTAGAACTAGCTGATGCTGGATTAAGTAGCTTATAATGTTTGTTGAAATAGCACAAGGGAGTCCATTTAATCGTGGACTCCTAATCGCTAAAAACGACTTAGTAAAATATATAAATTCAAAAGACCCTTTATACAGGTCAATGTATTTATACAATGAAGATGCTAAGAAGTATGCAGACGAAAACAATACCATAAAAAGGTATATAGGCGAACGTGCTATTGATAAGATACTAATCGATATTGATAAAGAAAAGAATACTAATGAGTTTACTCAACAAAAAGCTCAGGCTGCTATTATGCATCTTGAAGAATTGGGAGTAGACTCAGAAAGTATTCAGCCTTTCTTTAGCGGTACAGGATATCACCTAGTATTACCAAATAGCGTGTTCAATTTCAGTCCCTCTGATGATTTACCATATGTAGTAAAGTATACCATGGAATATTTATTCCAAGATATAGGCATAGATAGTAGCGTCTATATGAGAACAGGTATATACAGAGTACAACATACAAAGAATCAGAAAACTGGATTGTACAAAATTCCAATTACCATGAGAGAAATCATGAGTAGCAGCCCAGATGAAATACTAAAATTAGCAGAAACTCCTAGGCTAGAATTTCCTTATACAGAAATGATTGGAGATGGGGAATTAGAAGAGCATATAGTTACTGAGATACCTAGTATTAGGTCAGAAAAGAAAGTAACAGAGCCTTCTAATATAGTTCCATGCATACAATCAATGATTAACTTAGGCCCTCAAGAAGGGAATAGGCATCATACTGCTATGAGGATAATAAGTCATTTCAGGCGAAATGGGTTTCCTAGTAATTTCGTAAAGGCTGCAATGATGCATTGGAATGATAACAACCTTGAACAATCAGAGATAGAAAGATTGGTTGAGGACACTTATAACGGTGGATATTGCTACAG